GCTGACGCGTGGCTGCGCCGCGCGCGGTTTGACGGCCGCGGCGAAGGCGTGCCGGCCGCGGAGGATGTCTTTCAGTTTCCGGCCTGGCATTGCTACATGTCGCCGGACACGGCCGCACAGCTGCTGTGGAAGCTGCGCTCGGCGGATTTCAGGCGGGACAATCCGGATCTGCCGAACCCGGACTATCCGGATCTGAGCAAGCAGCCGGCGTTTGCGGATCATGTGGTGCAGGGTAATCCGTTTCTTATTGGTGATCCAGCGACTGCCCTGGAATATAGGCAAAGACTCGAATCAATGGATAGTGATGAACGGCGCAAGTTGATGTATGACGAGTTTACTGAGGATGTCTGATCGATTTAGAAATTATGTGAACGAGGCCGAATTCAAGATCGCTTTGAGCATTGCGCGCGAGCTCGGGCTGGATCATCAGAACGGAATTGATCTCGCCGAGAACGATGCATGGCTGCGCATAGATCATGGTAACATGCACATGCTGTTTGTCTGGCGCAATCCAAGCCCTGAGTATGCTGATGCCTGTGGATCTGGTCAGAGCTGAGTTCGGCACGGATCTGATGGTTGTCAGTCCGGTTGGCGGTTTTGCCGAGGTTGGCGAGATCCTGACGGTGATCACGCGGCCGGCGCCCGGCTGGGTGACGATGATCAATGCGGCCGGCGAACGCTGTCATTTTTCGATCGGCATCAGTTCATCACGGTTCGAGCGGATCAAGGGGAAGTCATGAAGGCGCTTTCAATTCGTCAGCCTTGGGCCTGGGCAATAATTCATGCCGGCAAGGATGTTGAGAATCGGAGATGGTCAACGAACTATCGTGGACAGTTCCTGGTGCATGCGGCCAAGGGTATGACGCGTGGTGAATATGAGGATGCTGCAGAAGATATCGAGATGATTACCGGTATCAGTCCGCCATTTTTTGAAGATCTTGAGCGTGGCGGTATTATTGGCAGTGTCGAGCTGATCGATTGCGTGACTGATTCATCTAGTCCGTGGTTCGGCGGGCATTATGGATTTTTGCTGCACAGGCCGTTGATCGTACCATTCTGGCCGGTCAAGGGTATGCTGGGCTTTTTCGATGTGGATATGCCAGCATGAAGATCACGCATCTCGCATCCGCGACGGTCCTGGTCGAGACGCGATCCGGCGTGCGCATCCTGATGGATCCATGGCTGACGGATGGCGAGTATTATGGCTCATGGTGTCATTATCCGCCGTTCAGCTGGGATGAGCATGCGCAGCATCTGGTCGACGTTGATTACATTTACATCTCGCATATCCATCCTGATCACTGCAGCCGCAAGACCATGGAGCGCCTGCCGCGGTCGGCCGTGGTCCTGATGCACCGCTATGACAAGCCGGTGCTGCGGCATCGGATTGAGCAGATGGGCTTCCGGGTGGTCGAGCTGGTGAATGGCGCAACGCGGGTCATGTCCGCGACGGCGAAGACCAAGGCTGACGATCCCGTGCCGACGCTGCAGATCTTCGCGGCAGACAATTGCGATCCGGCCGTATGCGGGCTGGCGTTTGGCTGTGACGCGGTGGTGGGCAAGCGCGGGTCTGCGCAGATCGATTCGCTGTGCGTGCTGCAGGATGGCGAGCAGGTGCTGGTCAACGTGAACGATTGCCCGTATGAGCTGGCGCGTCATGTGCTGCCGAAGGTCAAGGCGACGTATCACAAGATCGATTTCCTGCTGACCGGTTATAGCGGCGCCGGACCGTATCCGCAGTGTTTCGAGATGTCCGAAGCGGAGAAGCATCTTGCGGTCTTGGCCAAGCGCAAGCAGTTTCTGGGGCAGGCTGCTGATTTTTGCCGGATGCTGCAGCCGCGGTATGTGATGCCGTTCGCCGGACAGTACACGCTGGCCGGGCGCCTGGCGCATCTGAATGACTGGCGCGGCGTGCCGGAGGCGCATGAGGCTGCTGCGTTCCTGCGCGTGCTGGGTGAGCGTCCGGTTCTCCTGAATCATGGCGCGACATTCGATCTGGATCACGGCATGCAGGATCAGGCTTATGACGAGCCTGATATGGCGGCGCGGGAGCGGTACATTCATACGATCCTGGCGCCTCGCCGGTTCGATTACGACGATGATCCGATGCCGACGTCGGCCGAGCTGAAAGATTTGCTGGAAATGGCAACGGTTCGCATGTTCGGCGAAGCTGAGAAGCTGGGGCTGAGGTGGGAATCTGTGCTGATCATTGATCTGGTTGACGGTTGGCGAGCAGATATCGCATTGCCGAACTTCATCAGCTACTATCGCGGACCGCAGAATGAAGTGCATTCGCCCTATGTCCGCCTGACGATCGATCCGCGGCTGCTCAAGCGGCTGTTGTCCGGGCCGAATCATGCGCATTGGAACCGGGCCGAGATCGGCTCGCATATCCGGTTCGAGCGTGTGCCGGACATTTATGACCGGGCGCTGTACCGGGCGTTGCATTCATTGCATGCATGATGTGAGGGTGTGTCGATGACGGGAATTCACGAGAAGAGAACAGATCTGATCCAAGCCGGCTTGCCTGAAGCGCATGAGAGGGATGCGATCCACATGCGTCATTTCATGAACGGCGCCACGCTGGTGACGTATCATGGCCGGCCGGTGCTGGAGTTCGATGCGCCGCAGATCGAGTTTGAATCCGGCCGGCGCGGTGGTCGCGTGGTCATCCGGCAGGGATATCGCTATATCGAGAACATGTCGACGAGGGTGTGATGGGACCAGTTTTCCCGGACTGACGGCTGTGGATAAAGCTTTTCTGGCTTGCGTCAAATTCGTTTTGTGAATTATCTGATCCGATGATAGCGAAAACCGCCATTGTTATTCAAGCCCGGCTTGGCTCGTCACGGTTGCCGGCCAAGGTCTTGCTGCCGCTGCCGACGGGCCGGACGGTCATTCAGGAAATCGTCTGGCGCATGACCGATTTGTTGTGGTGGCGCTCGGATGATCTGGTCGAGGGTGTGCATCTGGCCATACCGGACAAGGACGTGTCGATCTTTGCCACGCATTTCGAGATTGCGGGCATAGGCGTGACGGTTGTGCAGGGCGGGGAGCTGAATGTTCTGTCCCGGTTCATCGAGGTCGAGAAATATCTGCCGGACAGCGTTGGATCGATCATGCGCATTACCGGGGATTGTCCACTGATCAATCCGGACATCTGCTTGCGGGTGCTAGCGGCGTTTCATGAGAGCGGGGCCGATTACTGCTCGAATGTGGGCGAGCCACGCACGTTTACGCGCGGGCTGGATTGTGAAGTGTTCAAGCGTGATATGCTGCGCCGAATTGATCCGGGACCGGCTGATGTCGAGCATGTCACGCCGTCCATGCGGGATACATCACGGTTTGAGGTGGTCGAGGTCTCGTCAGAACGTCCCGGCTTTTGTCTTCAGGACAATTACTCGCTGGACACGATTGAAGATTACCGGCGCATTTATGCACATTTCCTGCTGCATGACGGGGTGTTGGATGGCTGATGATTTGCCTGACGTCACGTTCCTGGACATTTATGAGTGCTCTGGCGCTTATGAGCTGCTCTGGCAATTGCTGCAGGAGCGTGAGCCGGAGGTGAATATCTCGCACAGGGCGATGCCGTCATGGGATGAGCATGTCGCATTTATTGATGGTAAGCCGTACAAAAGCTGGCATTTCATCGTGACGAACGAGGATACTGTTGTCGGCGCGATCTATCTGAGCAAGCAGAATGAGATTGGCATTCATGTTTTTCGCAAGCATCACGGCAAGAGATATGGCCGAGCTGCTGTGTTGGAGCTGCTGGCCTGGCATCCGGGCGAGCGGCTGTTTGCCAACATTGCGCCGTTCAACCAGTCCTCGCTGAAGATGTTCAACGATCTGGGCTTTCATCTGGTCGAGCATACATTTGAGCGTTATCCATCTGATCCCAGATTCCAGACAGATTTATTGCATGTTTCTCCAGGTGATCATCAGCGGATCGAGCAATTGCAGGTTGGTGGTTATCGTCTGCTCCAGCACACATTTGCTGTCGATACGCCGCTGGTGAAAATGGGGATGTCGTATGCGAGCAGTTGAGGGGATCGCATGAGGATCGGTAATCGTCAGATCGGTCGTGATCAGCCGCCTTATGTGATTGCGGAAATTTCCGGCAATCACATGGGCAATTATGATCGGGCTTGTGACCTGATCACGGCTGCTTATAGGGCCGGCGCAGATGCGGTCAAGCTGCAGGCGTTCGATCCGGAGCTGATTGCGCAGCAGCGCGGCGGTTCGGATGTGATCGTTCAGGACGGGCCATGGGCGGGCATGCTGCTGGGCGAGCTGTATCAGAAGGCGTGGACGCCGATCGATTGGTTTGCCGGGCTGAAGCGGGTGGCGGATGCGTGCGGCATTCAGATCTTTGCCTCGGTGTTTCATCCGCATTTGGTGGATGAGCTGGAAAAGATTGCGGACTGGCCAGCCTACAAGGTGGCGTCATTCAACATGAGCGATGCAGCATTGCTACAGCGGCTGGAAGAGACCGGCAAGCCGCTGATCGTGTCGACGGGGATGAGCGATTTCAGTGAAATTATACGGCTGCATAGGCTTGAAGCTGATCTTGCTGATCAATTGGCTGTGCTGCATTGCGTCTCGGAATACCCATGCCCGGCCTCGATGGTCAACCTTGGACGTATTACGATGTTGGAAATTGAGTTTTCCCATGTCGGCTTTTCCGATCATACGCGCGGCTGGATCGCGGCGATCGCCGCCGTCGCGCGCGGGGCGTGCATCATCGAGAAGCATCTGATGATGCCTGGTGATGATTGCCTCGACAAGGATTTCTCGATGATGCCGTATGAGCTGGCCGCGCTGGTTCAGGATGTGCGTGCAGCATGGCGGATGACGCGGCGGCCGGATGTGGAGGATGATACATACGCCAGCATGAAGGTCACGTCATGAAGGTATCGGCAATGTCCGATCTGCACCTCGAATTTCACGGGCTCGGCGATCTGCCGGGCGGTGACGTTCTAATCCTAGCCGGCGACATCTGGTGCGTGCGGCATATGTGGAATACGGATAAGCAGCATGACTGGTATCGGCGTTTCTGCGATGTCGAGCTGGGCAAGTACAAGCATGTGCTGGTTACGACCGGCAATCATGAATCCTATGGCTTCTGCATCGATGATCAGGATGAGGCGGTCAGGGCTTTCCTGTCGGAATATGCGCCGCATGCCCGGCTGCTGAACAATGAGGTCGAGGTCATTGACGGCGTGGCGTTTCTGGGCTCGCCGCTCTGGGCGCCGTGCGGGGCCCGTGATCCATCTGCGGAGGTCATGATCCGTAACTCGATGAATGATTTCGTGCATATCAAGAAGGACAAGGGCACGCGTGAGTTCCGGCCGGCCGATGCTGCGCAATTGCATGATCAGGCCGTTGCATGGTTGCGTGACGAACTGCCGAAGCACGGGTGCTGTGTGGTGTTTACCCATCATGCGCCATCATTGCTGAGCGCGCGCGGGAGCGAACGGTTCATTGATGCCAGGCTTGATGACGCCTATTGCTCGAATCAGCACGGGCTGATCGAGGCGAATTCGCAGATCGCGGTCTGGATCCATGGTCATACGCATCGTGCGGAGCGGTATCGGGTCGGGCAAACGACGATCCTGGCCAATCCGCGCGGGTACTTTCCGAGCGAAAGTATTGCGCGCGAGTTTGATCCGTCTGCGATCGATTTCACGATTGATGAAGCTAAGGGGATAGCGATATGAATCAGCGACTTGAAGATCTCTGGCGCGGGGAATTCGGCGACCAGTATCATGCCCGGCACGAGGACGAGCGGGACAAGATCATCGAGCGGAACACGGCGTTTTTCGATCATATTTATACTGATGTCATGCCGGGTTTTATCGATAATGTGCTGGAGTTCGGATCCGGTACTGGTCTGAATCTGCAGGCATGGGCCGAAGTTGTTGGTTTTGAGGAAGGCGATGAGGGCGATCTGGCCGGTGTCGAGATCAATGCCGGGGCCTGCGCGGTCATGCGCGAGCATGGATTTACCGTGCATGAGCAGTCGTTTCTTGATGAGCCAGCCTGGGACACATATGATCTGGTCTTTACCAAGGGCGTACTGATTCATCTCGATGAAGATGATCTACTTGCTGCATACAAGGCACTTTACGAGGCGACGTGTAAGTGCATCCTGATCTGTGAGTACTTTGCGCCACAACGGGAAATGATCTTCTACCGCGACCAGTCCGGCATTTGCTATCGTGACGATTATGCGGCAGGGTTGTGGGCGGCTTATCCTGATCTGAAGTTCCTCGGGTCCGGCTTTGCCTGGGCGAAAGATCCCGAGGCCGGGCAGGATAATCTGACCTGGTTTTTGTTTGAGCGGGTCATGACGGATGATGAGCCTGAAATCGGGGATGATGATTGATGATCAAGGTTAATCAGAGAATTGCCATCATGAACCTGAAGGCGAGCGATATTGTTCGTCGCCCTGAAGGTTACATCATGCGCCGGTCGGGGCTGTCATGGTGGCGGGGCAAGCTGGCATCATGGTGCTGGCGTCTACTGCATAAGCTGCGCGCTGTCGAACAATACTGGTACACGGAAACGGTTTACACTTATTAGCCGGCGCATCAGAAGGAGATTACCGAGCGGTTCATAGCCGGCATTGATGAAGTGTTCAAGCGCGGTCATGACGTGAATGATTACTGTATGGTGATGGGTGCTCAGGATTTCATGGAGCTTATGGACAGCGAGGCGATACGTCATCATATGACGTTCTCGATGCAGGAAGTCCACTATCAGAAACCAGGCGGCTACAAGCTCAAATATGCCGGCCTGCCGGTTCATGTCGTGCCGGGTCTCGGCGGGCATGCCATTATCCCGAAGGTGATCGTGGAGAAGATCGTACACGTCACGCCTGATGGCAAGCCGCGCATGGACATGAATGGTCCCGGCATTCAGTCTGAAATTATTGAACGTTTTGATCGTCGGGGAAGTTACTGATGCTGCGTCGCTGTATCACATGTCTTTACCCTGTTACGAAGCCGGATCTGCATTTTAACGAGCACGGCGAATGTTCGGCCTGCGTGAATCACAAGCGCAAGGATGAGATCGACTGGTCGGTGCGGGCCGAAGAATTTCACCGGATCATCGAGGCCCTGCCGAAGAATGATAGCGGCTATGACGTGATCGTGGCCAGCAGCGGCGGCAAGGACTCGCATGCGCAGGTGGTCAAGATGCTGCAGCTTGGCGTGCGGCCGCTGATCGTGACGGCGACAACCTGTCATCTGACGGAGATCGGCCGGCAGAATATTGATAATCTGAAGCGCTTGGCGACGACGATCGAGGTCTCGCCGGATGCGCGGGTGCGGGCAAAGCTGAACCGGCTCGGCATGGAGTGCTGCGGGGATATATCCTGGCCGGAGCATGCCTCGATTTTTACCGTGCCGTTCCGCATGGCGGCGGCGCTGGGCATACCGGTGATCATTTATGGTGAGTCGCCGCAATTTGAATATGGGGGCCCTCCCGGCGCCGAGGAAGCACGCCAGATGACATCTCGGTGGGTGTCTGAATATGGCGGCTTTCTCGGCTGGCGGGCTCGTGATTTTGTCGGCATCAGCAACAGCGGGGATGACATTACATCTGCCGACATGAAGGATTACGAGCTTCCACCTGAAGACAAACTGGACGGGATAACTGCGTTATTTTTAGGGCAGTATTTTCGGTGGGACAGTCGGGAAAATGCAAGGATCGCGGCGGCGCATGGCATGCGTATCGAGCGCTCGCATGAACATGCATGGTGGGAATTCGAGAATCTGGACAATGCGCAGACGATTGTGCACGATCATCAGATGTATCGAAAATTCGGCTATGGCCGGGTGACGGCGCAGATCAGCGTGGATATCCGGAACGGTCTGGTCTCGCGCGATGAAGCACTCGAGCACGTCATGCTGCATGACGGCATGCTGCCCTGGCACAGCAACGGCGTTGATCTGTACCAGATGCGCTCGCGTATCGGGTTGGGGTCGGAAGAATTCGTGACGGCGCTTGACCAGTTCACGAATTGGGAGCTGCTCAAATATGATGCGGACAGCGATATGCTGACGCTGCGCAAGGCAGCATGATTGTCTTGACTTTTATTCGCAAAACGAATTAATCAGATTGTGTTCTCGATGGAATAAGGATGCGATCAGATGGAGAAGAAGGAACGCAGCGCAACATCTTATTTAATATCGATCTTGTTGCAAGCTATTGTTCTTGTGATATTAATTAGTATTACTGCAAATTTGTTGAATGAAAGGCAGGGCAATAATGGCCTTGTGCTTTTCCCAAGCGCAGTATCCAATCCTGGCAATCTTGTCGGGGACTACCTTTCATCATTTAAGTGGATATTGATCAGCCTGATACTTCTTTTCTTGATTTCCTATGGCTTTATTTTTTACATTAAAATCAATCAGACAATCTCGAAAAAGTTCGATGTGCTGCGCGCCGCGGCATGGGAGCTGATCAAGGCAATGGAAAATGCCGGGCCGGGCGGTCCGGAAAGCAGAGCGTTCAAAGCCGAGACAACGGTGGAGCGGTTTGCTGTGGCCGGTAATGTGTTGGTCGAGCGCGAGGCAGCGAAACCAGCGCTGATCACGAGCGGAGCCGGTAAGGATTTTGCCCTGACGCAAAGTGGTGTTGGCCTGATGCGTCAATATTGGGACGATGCGGCGAAGTTCAGGCGAGGCCGCGGTTATGTGCGGACCGGGCTCATGCTGTTGCTGACGCTGGTCGAGCAGAAGAATTTACATGGTGCGCGCATGCTGATGATCGATTACATGAAGCAGCGCCGTGAGAATCCTGAATTGCCGCCATTGGTCAATATGCGGTATTTTCTTGATTTGCCGGTCTCGGATGACGATGTGGACGCAAGAAGCAGTCAGAGTTATCTGGGATATCTCACTTCCTATTTTGCGTTGCGCGAGGCGGAAACGCGAGTATTTGAAGGGCTTCAGTATAGAACGCCCGGTGTTGATGGTCAGCCTTCGCTGGTTGTTCATGATGGTGATGTGGTCAAGGCCATGCGCGAATTTATTCGCAGCGATAATACGGCACAAGCTTTTGTGGAATCATTATCATGAGCAATGACAGAAAGCCGGACATGTACTTTGGCTGGACACGACGGCCTATTTATCGTGATGAATGCAGTGATGATATGTGGCAATGGTATGTTGAGACCGAGAAGAGCTTCGATAGGCTTGGAGCGGATAATGCTCGTGTTGATCTTGTCGTGTATTCAGTAGTGCTCACCCTTATAATCGTTTTGTCCGTGAATGAATATGAAATGATTTTCTATATCTCACTTGGCTGCCTTGTGGTGATTTGGGGCGTTGTGGCTTGGATTTGGTTCACATTGCCAGGCGGGCAGAAAATATGGCAATGGATCAAAAACAACAGCAGGATGCCGTCAGAGATATGAGTTTCGTCAAGGCAGCATAGAGATTTCGCGGGCGGGCATAGTGCTCAGGAGGGTCTCATAAGCCTTCATTGGCCGGGGCAGTACCGGCGCCCGCAACCAAGGTTAGTCAGAGTCGTCGCACGCATGACAGGGACGAGGCGGCTCTTAAGGAAGGCTCGAGCTCTGGCCGTTTCGAGGGCTGTCATTAGTAGAAGCGAGGCACCTTGAGCCGCATTTTGAATTCCACGGGAGAGCTGCGGGAGTGGTCATCATGACTCTTGCCCAGGTGAAGGTGAGAGCCCTGCCTGAACAGCGCCCCGAAGCGACCGGACGGAGAGCGGTTATCCTTGATGCTGCAGTGACCTGTCCGGATCCGCTTCGGGTTTTATTTGGGGATGTAATTATGTTTTCAAGAAGCATTCAGCAGGTTCAGATTGCTCTGGCTGCTCCGGTTTTTGATCCGGAACGTCAGATTGATCAAAGGTTTTTCTGGTATCCAGAACGAAAGATCAGTGCCGGTTTGACATGTAATATCGGGATGGAATGATCTCGTTATGCTGGTGGCCGCCCACTTTGGCAGCTTAGTTTGGTCTATCATAATGCTGATGGCTCACCAGTTCCGGTGCTCCGTTGGAGTCCGACAAAATGGAGAAAGGCTGAGGCGCTTCGTGATCGGATCATGAGGGGCGTCGGCACAGATGAGCCTTGGATTGCTGAAGATATGTCAGGTCAATTCGGTATGCAGGCCATTGCGGTACATTATCGTCGACCACTTCGGTTTGACGAAGTGAGCAGGATGGCGGATACGCCTGAAGTCCGGGCACGGCAAGGGCGGGCATAGTGTTAAAAAAACGCATCATCCCGGTTGTCCTGTTCCGCGGCTGGCAGGCGGTGAAGGCCAGGCAGTTCAAGGCCGATCGCAACATCGGATTTGTCCGTCAGCAGGTCATGATTCATGAGCGGCGGCAATCCGATGAAATCTTTCTGCTCGACATCGAGGCAACGCCGAAGTCCCGTGAGCCGAATTGGGAATTGCTGGCGGATCTGACAGCCTCCTGCATGACGCCGATCTGCATCGGCGGCGGCATCCGCACGCTGGAGCATATCCGGCTGGCGCTGCAGAACGGCGCTGACAAGGTGGCGATCTGCACGCGGGCGTTTCAGGATCCGTACTTTATCGAGCGCGCTGCGCAGAAGTTCGGCAGCCAGGCGATCGTGGCTTCCATCGATGTCCGGAATGGCTGGGTTGTCGATCGGTGCGGCAGTGGCGCGGAAGGTGCGCGACCACTTGTTTATGTGCAGCTTATGGCCGCGCTCGGCGCTGGAGAGATCCTGCTCAACTGTGTCGAGCGTGACGGGACAATGCAGGGCTATGACCTTGCACTGATCGAGCGTGTCGCATCATCTGTCAGCATACCCGTCATTGCCTGTGGTGGGGCCGGGACATACGATCACATGTATGATGCATTCCAGGTTGGCGCGCATGGCGTCGCAGCCTCGGCTATGTGGAGCTTTCTTGATCAGACGCAGACGGATGCGGCGCGCTATCTGGCCGGGCGAGGCGTTCCTGTAAGGCTTCATGAAGCTGTGTGACTCCGGTCAGCACCAGTGCTTCCTTATATGATTCATCGATCGTCTTGAGCAGTTGCAGCGTATCGGCGCTGATTGGCTCAAGCGGTTTGATTTCCATTTCCTGACATCTCCAGTTCTCCGTCCGCCCCCTTCGATTGCGGCGGTGAAACGCGCGTGCCGGATAATCCCCGTTCGGCACGCGCACCATTATCCATAGCAATTCAGCAACAGATAAGGATACCTAAAATGGCAATCGACGGTCATTCAAAATACATGCGCACGTCCATTCACGGGCGGCGCTTCGGCCTGGACGATTACGAAAACCTGACCGGCGCGGTCGGGCGTCGTAACGGTCATGAAACACTCACAGCGGCCAGCACGCTTCATCCTGGCGGCACAAGTCTGCTGAATGCGCCATCATCGGCCGTATTCGAGCTGCCGCCGCCCGCGGCTGATCTGGTCGGTATCACGAAGCGCATCATTTCGATTTCGACGGGTGCGGCTCCGCAATATGTCAAGCTGACGGCGGGCAACTTCCTGGTAAACGGCCAGTCAACGCACAGTGTATGCTCGCTGACGACGCGCGGCGTGGCTGTTGATCTTGAATATATCACGACCGCATTTGTGTCTGTGCTCACTCATGTGGTTGCCACTACGGGTTCCGACATTATCGAGTTTACGACTTCCACCTGATTTCGACTTCTAGCGCATTGGTTTCAACTCTAACGTAATGGAAAACGCGTGAAAAAGATCGCTTTGATCGGGAGCGCGCCGTCGTCAGTGGCGATGGCGCCTTTTGATGATTCATCGTGGGAAATCTGGGCTTGCTCGCCTGGCTCGTATCCGCACCTGAAGCGGTGCGACATGTTCTTCGAGCTGCATCGGTGGGAGCCGAAAGAGCCCTGGTTTTCTACGGACTATATCAATTTTCTGAAGGGGCTGAGCGTGCCCGTTCAGATGTTCGACGTGCAGCCGGACATTCCGGGCGCCGTCATGTATCCGGCCGATGACATGCTGCGCGAATTCGGGCCGTGGTTCTTCACGTCCAGCCTTGCCTGGATGGCGGCTCTGGCGATCACGGTCGGCAAGGCTGACGCGATCGGGTTCTGGGGCGTTGATATGTCGGCGCAGGAGGAATGGGAAGGCCAGCGTGGCGGCTGTCAATTCTTCATTCATGAAGCACGCCGGCGCGGCATTGCCGTCATTGCGCCGCATGAGTCGGACCTGCTGCGCCCGCCGCCGCTTTATGGTCTCAGCGAATGCAACCCGATGTACGTCAAGCTCCGTGCGCGCGATCGTGAGCTGACACAGCGCTATCATACGGCCGCGGCAGTCATGCAGCAGAAGCAGCGCGAGATGGATCATCTGGCCGGCGCGCTCGATGACAACAAGTACCAGATGAAAACGTGGATTGCCGAGCAGGCCGCGATCGATCTGGCCTATACCAATCCGTCGCTGCGCGATTTCGAGCCGCAAACCAGTTTCCGGCATCCGGATGAAGGTGCGCAGAAGGCAGCGATGCCTGTGCAGACGGATGTCGGTGAGCGCGTTACGGCGGCAGCGCAGGAAATCTTGAGCAGTTCGGCCGTCGTGGTGCGTCCCTCTTCAGGTGCCAACGGGCGCTCGACCGATATGGTCTGGCCACCGGAATATCCGGTTGAGCGGCTTGTGGAGCACGAGCCGGCCTGATGCCGTCGGTCGACGAGATCGTCAACGGTCTGATTCAGAGCTTCGGCAATCTCCCACCTGGGGAGTATGACCGGCTGTCCGGACTGGCAAGGGAAGCCATCGGCAATCAGATATGGATTTCAAATATCGGTCCGCAGACACAGGCTTATTTCAGTCTTGCTGACTGGATGCTGTATGGTGGTCAAGCAGGTGGCGGGAAAACTTCGCTGTTACTTGGACTTGCTCTAACAGCGCATCATCGCAGTTTAATAATGCGCCGCCGCTATACAGATCTTAATGATATTTTGGAAGAGGCCATAAGATTAAACGGAACGCGGAACGGTTTCAATGGATCAATTCCGCAAAAATTACGAACAGCAGATGATCGGCTGATTAATTTTGGTGCAGCAGCCAATCCCGGAAGTGAGGAAAGCTGGCAGGGTCAGGCCCATGATCTTTTGGCTATTGATGAAGTAACTCAATTCCTTGAGTCACAGGTCAGGTTCCTGATGGGGTGGGTGCGTTCGACTAAACCCGGTCAGCGCTGCCGAACAGTTTTTGCATCCAATCCGCCAATTTCGGCATCCGGTGACTGGATTATTGGCATGTTCCGGCCATGGCTAGATGTGACACATCCGAATCCAGCCAAATCTGGAGAATTACGCTGGTACATCGTTGATGGCGGCAAGGATTACGAGGTCGATGGGCCGGAACCGATTGAGCGAAACGGACAACCTGTAATTCCGTTGTCGCGAACATTTATTCCTGCTGCATTGAAGGATAATCCATATCTGATCAACACGGGTTATCAGGCAAAATTGGATGCCTTTCCTGAACCGCTTCGTTCGGCCATGCGCGACGGCAATTTCATGGCCGCGCGGCAGGATCAGGAAAATCAGGTCATCCCGCTGGAATGGGTTCTGGCTGCCGAACAGCGCTGGACGCCGGATGGCGGGCGCGGCGTGCCGATGACGGCGTGCGGCTATGATGCATCCGGTGGCGGGGCAGACCCGGCCGCGCTGGCCGTGCGCCATGATGCATGGTACGGGCCGGTCGAAACGCTGGAAGGTCCTGGCGCAGCCGATGGCATTACATCGTTCACGTTCATTTCGGCACGTCGCCGCGACAATGCGGCAATCGTCATCGACGTCGGCGGCGGCTATGGCGGCGCAACGATCGAGCGGTTCAAGGACAATGATATTCCCTACACGTCGTTTAACGGTGCGAATGCCGGCTATGGCCGTACGCGCGACCGGGCGCTGCGCTTTGCCAACAAGCGCGCTGAAGCGATGTGGCGATTCCGTGAGGCGCTGGATCCGGATCAGCCGGGCGGATCGATTGTCGCTCTTCCGCATGATCCCGAGCTGCGCTCAGACCTGACCGCGCCGACCTTTACCGTCGGCCTGCGGGGCATTCAGATCGAGAAGAAGGAAGACATCAAGGAGCGGCTGGGCCGGTCTACCAACAAGGGGGACGCCGTGATCATGGCGCTCTCCGAGGGGCAGGAAGCCATCATGCGCGGCGTGACGCAGCGCCGGGGCGAGCGCCGCCCTAGCAGTCTTCCAGCCCGCGCCACGACGCGCGGCGGGCCGCTGGCGCGCAGGCACAAGAAGACCAATGCCTGATCCGATCATTCGTGATGCGCGCGGAATAACAGCCTGGTTGCTGCGCCGGTCTGGCTTTGCTGCAATCACCCTGCCATGGCGACGGATTTATGTGCTGCCGGAATATGGCCGGCATGAGGGGCTGCTGATGCATGAGCTCGTGCATATCCAGCAGATCGAGCGGGACGGGCCGTGGCTGTTCGCGGTCCGGTATCTGTGGTGGCTGGTCCGCTATGGGTACTGGAAAAATCCTTATGAAATAGAAGCTTACGATCTTGAACCGATCATAAAGGAGAATGAATCATGATAGCACCCGGTGGCCTACTCTCGAAACCGAAGCTGCCTCCACAGAAGGATCCGGTCCGGATGCCTGTGGAGGGGGATGATGCATCACGCGATGCGGCGCGGCGTCGCCGTCAGGAACTGCTGGCGCGCGAGGGCCGTCAGTCGACGGACTTGACGGGCGGCGATAGCTCGCTGGGGACGTAATCATTGGCCGCGAAATCCTCGCAGACGAATGAACTGCTCGGTCTGCATGAATCCCTGTTCGGGAAAAAGGCAAATCTTGACTCTCTGAATCAGGACTTGGCCGAGCAGTTCGCGCCGGATCTCGCGGAATTCACGACGACGTTGCCGCTCGGTTATGACTTTGCGGCCGATGTTATGGATGCATTCCCGATCATCCTGGCGCGCGATTTAAGCAACGCCATCGGCGCGCATATGCGCCCGGACGGCAAGCAGTGGTTCCGCGCCTCGACCGGTGATGCCGATGTCGATGCTAGGCCGCGGGTTCGCCGTTTTCTTGAAATGCAGCGCCGGGATGTGCATCGCGGCGTTTACAAGCCCAAGACCAGGTTCAAGGCGTCGACCAGCGAGGCGGACCGGTTTTACGCCATCACCGGCCAGGCGGTAATCTCGGTTGGCGAAGCGCCGCAGACGCGCGATCATCTGTTCTTTCAGAATTTTCATGTCAAGGATTGCGTCTGGCTGGAGAACGAGCTGGGCGAGGTCGATCATTTGCAGCGCCGTGCCAAGATGTCGGCGCGCGTGATGAAGAAGCGCTTTGGCGCGCGTGGCAATCTGCATCAGAGCGTGCTCAAGGCGGCTCTGAAAGCGCCCAATGAAGAGTTCGACGTCGCGATTATCACGATGCCGCGCGAGGAATATGAGGGCTTCTCGGCTGGGCGCAAGTCTGATGCGCCGGAGCAGGGCAAGCTTCCCAAGGGGCAGAAGCTGGAATTCGTGCGCTGCTACATCGACAAGTCGAATGAGCAGTTGATCCAGACGGATTATATCCGCCGCTTTGACTATGCGGTGCCGCGCTGGGCCCGGCTGATGGGCACGCAATATGCGTTCTCGCCGGCCGCCATGACGGCGCTGCCTGATGCGCGCATGGCGCAGATGCTTTCGCAGATCATCCTTGAAGCCGGCGAGAAGGGCATCTCGCCGCCGCTCATTGCCCGGCAGGAGTCCGTGATTGGCGGTCCCAGCATCGAGGCGGGCGGGATTTCCTGGGTTGATATTGAGGGGGACGGCAAGCTTAGCGATGTGCTGGCTCCGCTCAATCTCGATCCGGATATGCGCGTTGGTTTTGAGATGCGGCAGGATCTGCGCGAGATGCTGTCCAGGGCGTTCTTTATCGACAAGCTGACGCTGCCGGAAGCCGGCAAGCAGATGACGGCTTATGAGACGGCGCGGCGGCTTGAAGAGCACTCGCGCGCACTGCTGCCGCTGATTGGTCCGATGCAGTCCGATTACAATGTCAAGCTGCTCGATCTGTCCTATGAGACGCTGGTGGACATGAAGCAGGTCGACTTCATGGACATGCCTGACGAGATGGAAGGCGTTGATTTCACCTGGACATTCGAGACGCCAATTCAGGAAAACGAGCAGCGCCTTGTGGTCGAGCGGTTTCTGGAAAGCCTCGGCGTTATTGGCCAGGCGAGGGAGCTTGGGCTGTCTAGCATGCCGATTGATCTGGACCGCGCCACTGCCGAGGCTATCAGCAATATCGGCGTTCCGACGGGCTGGCAGATTCAGGAAGAGCAGCGCAAGGCCGATGCCGAGCATGGTCAGCAGGTCCAGCAGCTCGAAAAGACTGTCATGGATGTTGGCGCTGTGGCGGGCGTGGCCGAGCAGGTCGGCAAGGCCGGGCAGGAACTTGGCATGATTGCGCCGCCTGGCGGTGCGGGTCAAGCGGGTGGTGCGGGTCAGCCCGTTCCGGCGGAAGGACAGTCTCCGATTGACATGGCGGCGGCTGGTGGGACGACCGGCAATAATGTCGTTCCATTTGATCCGTCACAGCTTGGCGGAATGGACATGGGGAATCAGGAAATGACCGAAGAGCAGATGCGTGAGCTGCGCGGCATGTTCCGGCGCATGGAAACCAGTTTGGCTACAGCCATGGAAGCCCTGACGCAGCCGCGCGAGATTGAATTGGTAAAGGACAAGTCCGGCAAGATTACGGGCGCGCGCTCGGCTGTGGCTGGCAAGAAACGTGAAAGGGACGCGGCATAATGTCGAAGGGCAATACTTACGAGCAGGATCTGCTGCGGCTGTTGCTGAACGCAGCGCCGATTTCTCAGATCGCAGACAATGCATCGTCGTCAGCGGCCGTCGATATCTGGGCAAGCTTGCATTCAGCGGATCCGGGTGAAGCGGGAACGCAGGGGACAAATGAAGTCGGGTATACTGGTTACACGCGCATCGCCGTGACGCGTTCGACGGATGGCTTTGCCGTGACAACAGGCGGTACGGCCGGCGCCTCGGCCGCGCCGCGATCGGCTATCACCTTTCCGCAGAACACATCGACGTCGACCGGCACGATTTCGCATTTTGCTCTCGGGCTGTCCTCTGGGTCAACGGCCGGCAAGTTGTTCTACAAGGGGACAGTGACGCCGAACATCAGTTTTGCCCAGAATGTGACGCCGCGCCTGACGACGGCGAGCTCATTCCGGGAGGATTGATTCTATGGGGCTGATTATTCCGGATGGGCCGGATTGGCAGGCGTATTCGAACAATCTTTCGGCCACGCCAACGCAACCAGGAACTGCATCTCCGGGAACAGCTGTTACATCTAGTGCAACAGCAAACACGGATGGTTCTGATGTTAGTCTCATGACGTTCGATTATGATGTTGAATTACTTGAGATTATAATAAACCGCCCATGGACAACAGGTGAATCATCTGCTCTGCTTGATATTCTGATTGATCCGTCAGGCGGGACAAGCTGGCTTACATCGCCGTTAATTACTGATCTTCTTTGCGGGAATTCCCGTCATACGGCAGGACAGTCGGCGGCTCAGTATTATCTTTTTCCTTTACGAATTCCATCCGGAGCCGCCATTGGCGCAAGAATAAGAGATGTTGTCGCCAGTGCATTGCCTGCACATGTAGCCGTTCATGCATATGGCAGGCCCGCCAATCCGGGCATGTGGTGGGCTGGTCAAGGCGTTGAATCGATAGGAATTGACGCCGCCAATAGCCATGGAACATCGCATACGCCAGGTAATTCTGGCAGTTATTCGAGCTGGACAAACTTTGGATCGCCTATAACAAGAAATGCAAAGGCAGTTGTCTGGGCAACGCAAGGTCAGCCGTCAGGCGTATTTACCGATCATGGCTATTATATTGAATTCGGCATTGGCGGTAATCGTATAGGACCAGTATTGGTGTTTCAGGGTGGGTCGGCTGAAACAGTGCAAAAGTTCGGGACAGCTTTTGGATACAAGAATATTCCATCTGGCACGCAGCTTCAGGTTCGCGGGACGGGATCTGGTCCAACCGCAGCTCCTTCGGTCTCACTAGCGGCTTATTTGGTGTACTGACATGACCATAAACATTTCAGCTTTCAGCGGCGCCGCATCGACGATCTCGACGGCCGAACATTCAATGACGCAGAATTCGTCGACGGGCGTTGGCAGTAGCACATCGGCCGGAATATTTCAGCCGTTTCTCGATCTCAATGCGTTGACGAGCGGTGATGATTTTATATTCCGCGCCTACGAAACCGTGTCGACGTCTGGCGGGACACAACGCGAGATGTACAACGCTCATTTCGCTAATGCGCAGGCGTCACCGGTCTGGGCCGGGCCATCGCTGATTCTAGGTGTGGGGTGGGACATGACGCTGACCAAAGCCACGACGGGTGCGGTGAATCGCGTCATTCCGTTCCGGATTGCATCGGTCGGATAGATGAGCTGGCTTTATCAGCCGCTACTTCCTGGGGGTGCGCAGCAACAGGCGGATGCAGGCGGCGGGGCAGAGGATGCTGATGCCCTTTCGCAGGGGCGGGCCGCTCCGGAGGCGGTCGGTGAGAGTTTTGCTGACGGGGCTGGCCTGGCATCCGGATCGGCCGTTCCAGAGGCTGTCGGCTCTGCCCTTCATGATGCCGATGCGCTAACGGAAGGCCGCGCCAATCCAGAGGCAGTCGGAGCTACGGCGAATTTCCAAGATGGCGACGCGCTGTCATCAGGCTCTGCCAATCCTGAAGCGTCTGGTGAAAGCTTTGCAGATGGTGCTGGCCTGAGTGAGGGCTCTGCCAATCCTGAAGCGGTCGGTGCGATTGAAATATTTGCCGATGGGGATGCCTTGTCACAGGGACAGGCTGATCCTGTGGCCGTTGGCGAGAGCCTGGCTGATGGCGCCGGTCTGTCTGAGGGCAGCGCCAGTGCCGATGCTGTTGGTGATTTTGACGTTCCGGATCGTCAGCCGCTTGCGATCGGCGGCTCCGGTATGCGCGCCGAGGCCAGTGCCTGGCACAAGCCGCACAAGACGCGCGTACGCCAGCGTAAGCCGCGCCAGATCAAGGTCATCAAGGTCGGCAAATGGCCGGAAGAGGCCAAGCCGAAACGGGAAGCGCCGGAGCGGATCGATTATAGCAAGATTATCAATCTTCAGGATCCGGAAGAGCTTGCTGCGGCCGAAGAGGAAGAGGCGCTGCTCGCCATTCTGGCGCTCGCCGCATAATTTCACGCATAATTTCGGGGAAATCATGTCGAAATGGAAAGAACCACTCCCGTGGTATCCGCGGGAGCGCCCTTGGCTGCCGCCCTGGTATGACGAGACCGTCATCTATGCGGTCCGGGCCGTTCATGAGGGCACGGCCAACAAGGGGCAGCAGCAACTGTTCTGGCGCTATTTGATGTACGTCTCGGGCGGTACCGATGAGTTTTCCGATCTGTCCTTTCGCCCGGATGACGAGGGCGGCGAGCGCGAGACGGTGTTCGCCGAGGGCAGGCGTTTTGTCGGCATGATGATCCGCAAGCTGCTCCGGCCCGAAGTGATGCTGAAGCCGCAGCCTGAATCTCGGTTCAAGCATCCGCATTTCAAATCAAAGGAAAAGGGGAATTGACGATGGCAGCATCTGTAAAGCCGCGCATGTCGGTTGATGAAAAAGAATGGCAGGCCGAAATGGATGTCAGCACTGTGGTCCAGTACAACAAGATCATGACCGATCCGGCGCGTAAGAAGGCCATGCAGGCCAAGGCCAGGAAGATGAAGGAAGGTCTCGATAAGGCGGCGGGAGGCGCGAAATAATGCCACCCGAAGACAAGACGCCAATCACGGCTGACGATCTCGCCACGATCGATACAAGCGATGCTGATGCTGACAACAGCGATACCGATGGCGGCAATGCGTCGGCAAACGACAAGGGCGCTGACGAGAGCGGCGGCAAGCCTGCTGACGCGCCGCTTGCAGACAAGGGCAGGGCTGATCCGGCTGATGATCAGAAGGGCGGCAAGGCTGCTGCCGATGATGGCAAGAAGAGCAAGAAACCAATCGGCGGATCGGTGTTTGATGCTGATGACGGCGATGATGATGCGTCGGTCGACGACAAGAAACCGTCCGGCAAGAAAGCTGATGATGCATCGGGCGATGGCGATGATGCAGACACTGATGACAAGAAGGATGAAAAGTCTGGCGATGACGATTGGCGGCTGGCGATTGTCGACAAGATCACGGCCAAGCTTGAAGAGACGATGACGGCCTCGAAGCTGAAGAAGCAGCGCACGGCCATCATGAATCAGCTCAAGCGCATGAAATCGCCGGAAGAGGCGATCATTGCCGGGCTGGCGGCGAAGCAGAAGCTTTCCGAGGGTGCGCACAAGGAATTGTTCCCGGTCGACGCCCCTGATGAAGAGAAGGCCGAGCGGCGTAAGGAGCTGGGTCTGCCTGCGGCCGCCGATGAATATACGATTCCGAATGTGCCCGGTCATGAATGGAAGAAGGATGACGACGGGCTGCTTGGTGAGTTCCGGGAAACGGCTTTCGGTCTTGGCCTGTCCCAGCCGGCCGTAAACGAACTTGTAAGCTGGCATGTGCGCCAGTCCAAGCAGGAAGAAGAGGCGATGGAAGAAACCATGGCCTCTGGCGATGCTGCGGATCGCGAAGCTGTCGAGGATCATGTTCGCTTACAGGTTGGCGTATCCGAGTTCAAGCCGCAGATGAAAATTATCTCACGTTTGATGGATGATGCCTTTGGCGAGGAAGGCCGGCGCATTCTGACCAGCGCACGTTTTTACGATCCTGAGACGAAGCGCTGGCGTTTGTTCAGCAACATGCCGCAGTTCATGGAAGGCATGGGCGAGATGGCCCGCTCGATCTACGGCGATGGCGGTTATGTCACACCGGATCAGAAAGTCAGCCTCAACAATGAGAAGGCTGAGATCGAGAAGCTGCGCAAGGAAGATAATGACGCCTATTACCGCGTTGATTCGAAGACCGGAAAGAGCCCTGCTGATCGTCTGTTGGAAATTAAGCAGGAAGAAGAACGCCGGGAAAACCGGTATCGCAAGTAATTTTCCACGTCATTCATTGTTCGTCGTGCCGCACATCTGAAAATGTTCGATGCGGCGAACGTTTGTCACTTTGTGACGTAGCCGAACTGGCTCGGACACCCTGCCTTTGCAGCCCCGATGCCCCGGCATTCACTGCCTATGGATAGCTCCGGAACATTCAAGCCTCTGCAGCCCCTGATCGTCAGATCGGGATACCCTGCGCCTGGCTGATCGATCCGGCCACCCTTTTCCAGCGGCTCGAACTTCAATCTGACAATTCTTCTGGAGGTACATGAAATGACCGATTTGGCATTCATGACAATGTACCGGGAGGAAACCGTCGACCTGTTCGAGCAGGATTATTCCATGCTCCGCGTCTGTTGCGTGCAGGAAACCATGATCAAGGGCAACATTGCTACGTTCCTTGTTTCTGGTGCCGGCAGCGCCACGGCCGTAACACGTGGGGTCAACGGTCTCATTCCGTTCTATACCGTTTCCAACGAGCAGTTCACTTGCACGCTCAAGGAAACGCACGGGCCTTTCGAGCGAACCAATTTCAATATTTTCGCTTCGCAGGGCGATCAGCGCAAGATCATGCAGAAGGCGTCTGTGACCATCATCAACCAGGACATCGATCAGGTGATTCTGGAAGAGCTGGACACGGCGACTGTGGATACCGGAACGGCTGTCAAGGCCAACCTGGATCTGGTCATGAAGGCGCGCACCATTCTTGGCAATGCGGAAGTCCCGATCTGGGAAGCCGACAGCATGTTCGGCATCATCTCGCCTGCTTTCGAGGCATACCTGATGCAGATCCCTGAGTTCTCGTCTGCGGATTACGTGGACGTGAAGGCATTCACCGGGCGCACCCGCAGAATGCGGAATTGGGCGAGCGTGAACTGGATGGTTCATCCGAACCTTCCGGCCAAGGGAACCAACGCCGAGAAATGCTATATGCTGCATCGCAACTCGATCGGTCACGCTGCCAACTCGAAAGAGATGGATGCGCGCGCCGGTTACGATGAGAAGCAGGATATCAGCTGGTCTCGCGCAACCATCTACCACAATGCGGCGCTGCTGCAGAATACTGGCGTTGTCGTGATGAATCACGATGGCAGCGAGTATGTGGGCAGTTAAGGAGGATCGATAATCATGGCGTACTCGACATCGAATGGCGCCTACCTGTTGACGCCTGGCGTTGCAGGCGGGCCGAATGTCAGCTCGACCCTCCACTCGATGAATATCTATGGGTATCAGAACACTGACGCGCTTGCGACGGTGATCGCCACTGGATATTTTTCTGATGGAGACAAACGCGGCATGCGTCCTTTGGACGTCATTAATTATGCCCGCCTCTCCACGGCTGGCGTGCCTCAAGCGTTTCATTCTCTGATGGTGTCTTCCGTCAGCACGAATGGCGCTTCGGCGACTGTCATCGGCAGTTCGTCTTCGTAACGGATGCGGGCGGGGACAATCCCCGCCCGTCTTTTTTAAATCAAACAGGGGTTCTCATGACAAAATATCTGCCGGCCAAGGCGCTTACCCGTGCCGATTGCGCGGATTACAAGATTACGTCTTATGTCGAGACATTGCCGCCCGGCGTGGAATTCGATGATATTTTCAATCCGCTGTTCTGGGCGCATCACAAGGGCAAGCTGAAGATCAATGACATCATCCGCCTGATCGCCAGCGACAGATCGTTCGATGTCGATGTGACCGTCTCGCATGTCAGTCGCGGTGGGGTGACGGTCGAGCTGCGCGGCGGGCGTTTGCCGAGGGGTATTGACATTGCCGAGGCTGCGCGCCAGGCGGCGATGGCCAAGGCCAAGGAGCCGCAGCCGGTTCCGGTCAACAAGATCAGCGGCAAGCATATGATCCGCATCGATCATACGCCGAAGACCAAATGGCGCCTGATCGGGATTGACGGCAAGGAAGTCAAGCGCGGCATGGAAAAAGCCGAGGCCGAGGCCGAGCTGGACAAATACCTCAATGAGATGAACATGTTCATTCCTGAAGGTTCTGGCGGCGACAAGACTGGCGGCGAGGGTACTGGTACGCAAGTTTCCGAGCCGGTCGCGGCCTGAACGGCATATCAGATAGGCGGGCACCATGGCGGACAAGCTGCGGATTTACAACGATACGCTTTTCGAGCTCAAGACGCGGCCGATCGCGACACTGAGCGATGATCGGCCAGAGCGGCGCGGGCTCGATTTGCTCTGGCCTTCGGTAGAAGAATACCTGCTGGAGGCCGGGCTGTGGAATTTCGCCATGCGCGTTGAAGAACTGCAGCCGTCCGACACGGCAACGGCCGTTTTCGGCTGGAGCTACGCCTATGAATATCCCGACGATTATGTGAAAACGATCGCGATTTCTGATGATGAATGGCTGCAGAATACGCTCAAGAATTATTCGCTTGAGAACGATTACATCATGGCCGAGATCGATCCGCTCTATCTTGGCTATGTGTCGAACGATCAGGCTTATGGCCGTGATGTCGGCAAATGGCCTGGCTCGTTTGCGCGTGCCTTTGCTCTCGAGCTGGCGGCTCGCGGATCCGGCAGCATCGGCTCGCTCAGCATGAATGAGCGAAAGGAGCTTCGCAATGAAGCCGACAAGAAACTCAGAACGGCGAAGGCGCGTGACGCCTTCAATCAGGCGCCGTCCCGGTTCGAGCGTAGCTTGCTCGTGACGGCGCGGCGCGGTGCGTATGGCGGCCTGAACGCTCAGCGCCGCTCGCCCAACAGCTGATTTTTCGAGATAACAAAGGATTCTGGCCATGGTTGACTCGACCAACCGGCTCGATGGCGCGCGCGCGACGTTCGGATCAAAGAAACCGGTCGCAGCCGCTTCGACCGGTGATATTCCAACGCTCAGCGGCTTCATGACGATCGACGGAGTCAGCTTTTCATCGACCAGCGCAAACAAGCGTGTGCTGGTCAAGGATCAGACGGCTTCCGAGCAGAACGGCATTTATGAGCAGGCATCGTCGGCCTGGACACGCACAAGGGATTTTGACGGCAACACCGATCTGGTCAAGGGCACGCCGGTCTGGGTCGCCGAGGGCGGCACTCTCAACGGCGGGCATGCCTATGAGGTTGTGTCGGACGATCCGCCTGACGTTGGCGTGGACGCGCTGACTTTCCGGCAGTGGCTGCTCGACAAGTTCACGGCGAACAATACTGTTGCTTCGGCCGGCACGGTCAACCTTAATAATGTTGACGGCGATTTCGTTACCGTTACCGGCACGACGCAGATCAACTCGATTACGCTGGCGACCAACCGCACAAGAATTCTCCATTTCGAAAGCAGCCTGGTGCTTGCTGCTTCGATAAATTATTTGCCGGGCGGCGGTAATACCGATACCGGCTTGATCACGACTCGCCCTGGCGACATCATGATCATTCGCTCGGTTGCCGGCGCCATTCGCGTTATCGGCTATTTCCGCAAGGACGGTCATCCGCTCATTGCGCAGGAGCGCACGATCGCTTCTGCAAGCACGGTGGAGCTGGATCAGAACAGCACGATCGAGACATTCGAGCAGTGCTATAAGATCACCGGCACGACGACGATCAACAGTTTCGGCAGCGGCGCCAATACGCCTATCGGCGCGATTAAGTGCATCCGCTTCGAAAGTGCCGGCCTCAGCATCGCCGGGATTACCGGCGCCGGAACCGGGCTACCGGACGGGATTGCGATCACGACGCTGGCTAATGACATCCTGCTGCTGCGGCGCGATTCGGACCAGACGTGGCGGGTGATCGGCTATTTCCGGGCTGACATGCATCCGAATGTCTCTGGCGATACGACGCTGGCATCCGCGGCCACGACGAACCTGGGCTCGCTGCGGCAGGATTCCATCTCGATCACCGGCACGACGGCGATCACGTCATTCGGATCGAGCGCACCGACGGGCGCAAAGAAGTTTCTGCGCTTTGCTTCATCGCTGCTGCTGACGCACAACGGCACATCGCTGATCATCCCTGGCGGGCAGAGCATTCAGATGTTCGCCGGCGACCGCGCCATCGTGCAGCATGAGGGCTCCGGCAACTGGCGCGTCCTTAACGTGACGCGGGCGGCGTCGCGGGCAACGGTCTATCCGAGTGACGGGGCCACGGCGTCTTCAACGGGCGGCGAAGATGATCTGCTCAGCCATAACCTGCCGGCCGGACAGCTTGCGAGCTCCGGGCATGCCGTGCGCATTCAGGCATGGGGCGTCGCCGCGGCAACGACAATCGGCAAGCGTGTGCGGCTGTATTTCGGGTCGCAAGTGGTTCTCGATAGCAGCAATCTGGTCATGAACGATGTGGCGTGGCGCGCAGAAGCGCTGGTCACGCGCGTCAGTTCTGCGGCACAGCGCGCCAGCGGCCTGTTCACGCAAGGATCGACGCATCCGATCACGGCCGCGATCAATACGACGCAGACGATGGGGTCGACGCTGGAAATCAAGGTTACGGGGCAGGCTACGGGGAGCACGTCCGCCGCCGAACTGACGGCGCGTGGGCTGATGGTCGAAAGGCTGGGGGCCTGACATGCCGCAAGTCGATGTCCTGACGCATCTGTTCAATGCCGGTGAGGTTTCTCCGGCCGCACTGAACCGGGTCGACAAGGAGCGGATCCAGCTCTCGGCGGAAGAGCAGATCAACCTGTTCCCGTATGTGATCGGCAAGGCGATCATGCGGCCCGGCACGCAATATCTCGGCGCCACGATTTCCACGCGCTCGCGGCTCATTCCCTTTGCGCGCTCGATTGATGCGCGTGCACTGCTGGAGCTTGGCACGAATAGTGGCGGCGACGGCATGATGCGGGTCTATGTCGACGACGAGCCTGTCACGCGTCCGGCAGTCACAAGCGCCCTTACCAATGGCGACATGTCCTCGGCGACCGGCTGGACCGTAACAGAGGTTGGCGGGGCCTCGGCGACGTTCGGCGCCGGCGTTGCGCTCAACGCACCAGCTCAAGGCGGCTCGGTCATAATTCGGCAGGCGGTCACGACGTCTTCGGCGGGCACGGAACATGCACTGCGCATTCAGGTCACGCGCGGTGAAGTGCTGTTCCGTTGCGGATCAAGCGCCGGCAGCGACAGCTATATCAGGGAAACGACGCTTGGCGAGGGCTTTCACTCGCTGGCGTTCACACCAACCGGAACCTATCATGTCTGGTTCAAATCCCAATCGCCCAATGAGGTGGTCGTGAATTCCTGCCTGGTTGAATCGGCCGGCGTCATGGAAATCGATGCGGATTGGGATCTCGATACCCTGCGCTCGATCCGGTACTCGCAATCGCTGGACGTTGTGTTCTGCGCCATGCGCGGCAGCCGGCAATTCAAGATCGAGCGGCGCGGCAGCAGCACGACTGATCTGCGGTCCTGGTCCGTAGTGGATTACTATTCCAACAATGGGCCGTTCACGCTGGCGCGGACGGCCGATGTCAAGCTGACGCCATCAGCCACACAGGGCAATATCACTCTCTCGGCTTCCGCCAGCTTCTTCAGTTCATCGCATGTCGGCGCGCTGTTCAAGCTCACGCATGAGAATGTCAATGCCACCTATCGCCTGGCGGCGGCGGGCGAGTACACGAAGACCATTCGCGTTGTCGGGATCAAGCCAGATTCCGGCAACAGTGACCGTAATTTTGATGTGATCACATCAGGCACGTGGTCCGGTACGTTGCGTATCCAGCGCTCGTTCGACAGCGAGTTTTCCGGGTTCGAGGACATCGGATCTGACATCACGACGAACACCACAACCAGCATCGATGAAGATGATGACAATGCGATCGTCTATTATCGCGTGATCATGAACGCCTATACGTCGGGTGTGGCCGTCATCAATATCCAGTATGATCAGGATGGCGGCACCGGCATCTGCCGGGTGACGGCCTTTTCGAGCGCGACCAGTGTCAGCGCCGAAGTGCTCAGCGATTTCAGGGACGTTGCCGCAACGGCAGACTGGCTTGAAGACGAATGGAGTCCTCTGCGCGGCTTCCCGACGGCCATTGCGCAGTTCGACGGCCGATTGTTCTTTGCCCGTGACGATCGGTTCTGGGGGTCGGTCTCGGATTCGTTCTATTCCTTCACGACGGACACTGAAGGCGATAGCGGCTCGATCCAGCGCAACGTCGCCATTGACGGCACGTTTTCCGATATCCAGTGGCTTCTGGCCCTACAGCGGCTCATTCTCGGCCTGGAGGGCGCGGAAGCCTCGGCGCGCTCGTCGAACTTCGATGAGCCATTGACTCCGACCGCGCTGACGCTCAAGGCCGCATCGACCTATGGCGCGTTCAATGCAACGCCGATCCGCGTCGATACGCGCGGCATCTTCCTGCAATTGTCCGGCCAGGACATTTGCGAGATCTATTATGACGTCGAGGTACAGGATTATGTCGCCTCGTCCCTGCTGCGCCTGCATGAGCAGCTCTATGAGTCCTCGGCGCCCGGCACATATGACGACGGCTTTGTCGAGCTGGCCGTGCAGCGGCAGCCGGAAACCTATGTCTGGGCTGTGCGCGACGACGGCGTATGCTGCATCCTGATCTACGAGCCCAAAGAGAAGGTGGCCGGCTGGATCCGCATGATCAGCGGCCATATCACCAATCTTGAAGAAACCGTCGCCGCGGATCGGATCATCTCCGTGACCGTGTTGCCCGGTCAGATCGAAGATGACGTGTATTTTGTCGTCCAGCGCACGCTGAGCGATGGCGAGGGCGGCGGCGATACCGGTTATTTCTATATCGAAAAGCTCCGTCATCATCGCGAAGTGATCCAGCGTACCTTTAACACGACGACGCGCAAGGTCACGCGCTCGGCCGGACCGTATCTGGCGGACAGCTTCATTACGGCAACCGGGACCAGCACGGCCGGACAGACGATCACCGGGCTGGATCACCTGGAGGGCTGCGCCGTCATCGTCATCGGCCAGGTTGTCGGCGGCGCTTATGGTCCGGACGGCACGACCTATACGGTCAGCTCCGGCGCAATCTCGCTGACCAATGCCATGTCCGGCACGCTGGTCATCGGCCGCCCCTATTATGGCCAGTACAAATCCGCCAAGCTGGCCTTCGGCATTCCGAACGGAACGGCGCTGACGCAGCCCAAGACGGTGCAGCGCGTCGGCATGGCGTTTCTGGACACGGATCTGCGCGGCATCAAGGTGGGCCCGTCATTCGACGATCTGTTCCCTCTGCCGCAAACCAAGTCGGATTTCTCGCGGATCGATCCGCTGAATGCATTCGCGGCCACTTATGAAGAGACGCTGAACGACTTCGCCGGCAGCTGGAGTCCGGACAGCCGTGTCTGCCTGCAGGTCGAGCCTGGCTATGCGGCCGGGCTTTCCGGGCTGATCATGGAAGTCGATGCTAATCCGCAATGATCTGCGGCTGCACATAGGGCCGGCCGACAAGGAAATCTTCGGACAGTTCTATGGCGAGCGGAGCTATTGGCGCCGCGAAATCCGTGATGCCTTTTATGGCGAGGCGGATGGCCGGGTTGTTGCGATCGCCGGCGTCTGGCGGGATCCCTCGACATTCGGATCGATCTTCGATGCGGAGATCGGCCGCTGGCTGGCGTTTTTCGACGTCAAGCCGGAAGCGCGCGTGTTCGGTGCACGGATCATCAAGGCGATCGATGCCTATCTGCGCACGTTCGACGGTGACCTCTATGCGCATCACGATGACCGGTTCCCGGAAGCCGCGCGCATCATGCGTATTCTGAAATTCGAGCCGACAGATGAGCTGGCGGCAAATCCCTACAGGACTGGCACGAAATTGAGGGTGTGGAAGAGATGGCAGGAATAGTACCTATCTTGGCAATAGCCGGAACCGGTCTCAGCGTCATCAGCCGAATCCAGCAGGGCCGGTATGAAGAGGCCGCGCTCAACATGCAGGCGCGGAACGAGGAAGCGCAGGGCAAGGAAGAGCTTGCCGCATCCCAGCGCGAGGCACAGGAGAAGCGCCGCGAATCGCAGTTGGCGCAATCGCGCGCAATTGCTATTGCAGCCGGGTCCGGCGCGGGCGTGACCAATCCGACGGTCGTCGACATCCTTGAAGATACGGCCGAGCGCGGCGAGTACCTGGCCCAGACTTCGCTGTATGGCGGCAAGAGTCGCAAGGCAGGCTACGACGACAAGGCGGCGGCGTCACGGTTCCGCGGCAAACAGGCCAAATCTGGTTCCATCTTCGACGCGATCGCTACAGGCGTGAGCGGGTTCAATAAGGCGTATGGATACGGTTAATGCCAAAATTTCCTACACGTGACAATCTGAGTTCTCCCGCCAGCCTGCGCTCGGGGCGTCCACGCCTGTCTGCCGGAGATGTCGACGCCAGTGCGCGCTTCAAGGGCGTTCAGAATTTGGCCGGAGCCATCATCGGCACGGGCGACGTTCTCGCGGCACGTGAAGAGCAGGAGAAAAGGGAGCGCGATGCGCTGGAGCTGGCCAAGGCCGAGCTGGATCTCGATACCGGACTGCGCAGCCTCAACCGCAAATATGATAATGATCCTGACTATGCCACGCATGGCGATCGTTTCGGCGGCGATGCCGGCGCGCTGACAGATAGCACGGCATCCGGCATCAGCGATCCGAAAAAGCGTGAGCTGTGGCGACTGAAGGCGCTTAACCAGTCCGATTCGGCGCGCTCGCAGGTGATCGAGCGGAGCGACAGGCATCGCAAGAGCGTGGCTGTCACCGAGCTGCAGGACAAGCTCGATCGCTACAAGGATTTTTACGAGGATCCGGACGCCACGCAGGACGAGCGCGACCGGGCGCTGCAGTCCATTGACAATATCATCACGCTTGGCGAGCGCTCTGGCATCGTCGCGCCGAACGCCGCGCGCGCGCTGCGCGAACGCTACCGGCAAGGCGCTATCGAGGGCGAGGCGCGCACGCGGGCGAAAATCGATCCGGACGGCTATCTGAAGGAAATCGAAAAGCCAGGCGCCGGGTTCGACATGGCCTTTCCCGAAGACGTGCAGGGCGCAATCGATGCGGCCGTCGCCGAGACCGGCATCAACGCGACATGGATGCAGGTCTTTGCGCGCGTTGAGAGCTCCGGCGATCCGAAGCTGACATCGGCAAAGGGCAAGGGCTCGTATCACGGGCTGTATCAGCTGTCGGAAGAGGAATTCAAGAAGTATGGCCCGAAGGGCGGTGATATCTTCGATCCGGTCGACAATGCCATGGCGGCCGCGCGCAAGCTGAGCGCCGAGGCGGCCGAATACGAACAGAAATACGGCCAGGCGCCGACGCTGCGCGATCTTTACCTGATCCATCAGCAGGGCGAGGCCGGCTATGCCGCGCATATCGCCAATCCCGGCAAGGTGGCCTGGGAAAACATCCGGCAATATTACACTGATGCCGCGGCGCGCAAGCGCGGCTATGCCGACGGCGAAGCCTATGCCAAGGCGGCGATCCGGAACAACATTCCCGATGACGTCAAAGATCGATTCGGCATTGTCGAGAACGTCACCAGCGCCGAATTCATGGATGTCTGGGAAGACAAGCTCGGCCGGTTCTCCGCACGAACGGGCGGGCGCTATGCCGAACTGCCGCCATCCCTGCGGGAAGAGCTGAAGGTCGCGGCCGAGCGCAGCCGGAATTCTTATCTGCAGGCCGCGCGGTCCGAGATCAAGTCCGATCTCGACGGCGATGTCGAGCGTATCCGGCTGACCGGCCAGAGCGGCAATCCCGATCTGGAAACCGCCGCGCGCGTGCTGACCCCGAACCAGATCAACGATCACCTGCTCAAGCGCCGTGTGGCTCATGTCGAGTTCAACGCGATGAACGGCATCGAGGCGCTGCCCGATACCGGGCTGACAGAGCGCATTGCTGCCAACGAGCCGGACCCGAGCGAAGACCTCTATGCCGAGCGCGTCAAGATCTACGACAAGCTGAACAAGCACGTCAGGGAGCTGCGCAAGCTGCGCGATGAAGATCCGGCCGCGGCCGTCGCCGATCTGCCCGACGTGCAGGTTGCGCTGCAAGGCATCGAGGAAGACAACGCCAGCCCGGAAAGCTGGCAGCGACTTGCCCGCGCCAGATTGGACGCTCAGGCCGCAATCGACATCCCCAAGGGCCTACGCACGCCGATTACCAAGGATGAGGCGCGCGTGCGGGCCGCGCCGCTCAAGGGACTCGACCGCGGCACGGAGCTGACGGAAGCGGTCCGGCAGATGCTGACAGACGTTGATCGCGATTTCGGTCCCTATGCCCGCTCCGTTGCGGTCTCGATCGTCGATCTCGCGATCAAGGATCGGGACATCTCCGAAGTGACATCCGGCATCATCCGGAAAACGCTGAGCGGCCGCACGCTCAGCCCGGTCGACGTGCGCGCGGCGGAAGAAGCGACGTCGGCGCTGCTTGTGCAGCGAAGCATGATGCCGTTCGCCGATCCGTTCACGCAGCTTGGCTTGACAAATGCCCCGCCATCCCCATCGGCCGCACTCGATCCATTCGCCAATTACGGCATGGCTCCAGCCACGGTCATGCCCCCGCCCGAAGCCATCATGGCGTTGCGAAACAATCCATCTCTCGCCCGTGAATTCGAGGCCAAATATGGCCTGCCTGCCGCAGAATTTCTGACAGGAAACTGACCCATATGCCAACATTCCCCAATCTGAAAATCGAAGACGATCCCGAGCTGACGCCGGAAGAACAGCGCCGTCGCATTATCCAGCCTCCGATCGACAAGAGCCGAAATTTGCGCAAGAACTTCGAGAACTGGGGACCGACGGAAAATCCGGACGATCTGGACTATCGCAAGCAGATGCAGACAGGCGAACTGCGGTTCCGCGACGGCGACGTGAAAGATCCGAACTATCCATGGGCGCTCGATCCGCAGGGCGACGGCAGCTTTACGCCCTATCCAGAAGATATCAGCGCGCGCACGCCGCAGCAGCCTGAAAACCTGCTTGAATCGCAGGGCGTGAACTATTTCGACCAGTACGACCAGCATGCAGAAACCGCGCCGGCCGGCTCGGGTTCCGCGCCGCGCACAAAAACGCTTGTCGACGACCTGACCGGCGACATGATGTTTCAGGGGCTATTCGAGCGCCTGAAGCAGCGCGATGCACAGCAGAAATCCGATGAGGACAGCCGTGACGCGATCACCGTCGTCAGCGAAGATGACACGATCCGTGAACTCTATGCCCGCGGCCAGAAGGTGCAGAACGGCTATTCGCAGGAGCTGGGCGCGTTCATCGAAGCCGAGAAGACGCAGAACAAGGAGCAGATCGCCGAGCGCAGCAAGGGGCTGACCGAGATCTCGAAGGGCTTCACACAGGGCACGCTGGGCGCGACGTCGATGCTTGGCGGCGCGCTGCGCCAGTATGGCGAGACCAGCGAATCCGAAACGCTGGGCCGGATCGGTGAATTCGTCCAGTACCTGTCCGAGCTGGAACGCGCCAAGGTCGCGCCGCCGCGGGTCAACCAGTTCGGCGACGTTGAATCCTTCAACGACTTCATGGACTATTTCTGGGCCAAGCTTGGCGAGGCGGGCGGATCGACGACGGGCATCATTGCCGGCGGCGCGATCGGCGGCATTCCCGGCGCGGGGCTCGCCGCGATGAGCATGGGCATCGGCGAGGTGCGCAACGAGCTGGAAGCCGTCGGCGTCACCGATCCGAAGATGCTGGAAAAATATTCCTACATCGCAGGTTCGATGGTCGGCGCGCTCGATGCGCTGGTCCCCGTCTCGATCATGCAGAAGCTGACCGGCAACGCCAAGCGCGAGATGGCGAAATACATGATCCGCCGCGTCGGGGCCGAGATGGCCAAGGGCGCAACCCGTGAGGGCATTACGGAAGCGTTGCAAGAAACGATCATTATCGCCAGCACGTCGGCGGCGCAGGGCGAGCAGTCTTTCGTCGAGATCATGCGCAACGCCAAGGACGGCATTGTCGCGCAGCGCGAGCGGATCGGCGAAGCCGCCATGGCCGGCATGGTCGGCGGCACGGGGTTCGGCACGGTCGGCGGCGTCAGCCAGGAGTTTACCCGCCCGCGCACGCGCGATCAGGTCGTGCAGGAAACCAAGGAAGATCTCGATCCATTCGCCGAGTTCTTCCGGATGCAGCCAATCCGCACGACGGCCATGGAAGAGCGGCTGGGCGCGGATCAGCAAGCCGCCGCGCCGGAAGAGATCGTGCAGGCTCCGACCTACGCCGAAAGCCGGAAGCAGCGCGGCGCGGACGTTCTCCAATTCGTTCGATCCAAAGGCGGCTTGAAACCATCCGGCGAACTGGCCGGGCTGGACGCCGATCGCTATCCGGGGCTGATCAATCAGAAAGGACTGAGCGCCGATCAGATGCGCGAGCAGCTGGTTGAAGCCGGCTATCTGGAAGAGAGCGGGCCGGACCAGCCTGCTGTGACGACGCCTGAAGACGTCTTCGATCTGGTGCAGCGCGCGATCTCCGGCGAACGGATCGTGCCAGCGGACCAGCAGGAACAGGACACGGCTGCGTTTGAAGCCGAGGATCAGCGCGTTTACGAAACCAATCTGGCGCATGATGAGCAGATCATGGTGCTGCCGGACATCGAAGCGGCCGATCAGGAATATGGCGATACGGGATTTCGCGATCTGTATCTGCGCATGCCGCGCGATCATCGCGCCGAGATCATCGAACGCGTGCGGACCGGCGAAGATACGCTTGACGTCATCGAGGAAATGACGCTGCGCGGCGACAATATCGCCGAGGTCGCATCCATGATGGCCAAACGCGGCCTGACCGACGAACAGACAGCGCGGCTCCGCGAGATCGTCAGCGAACAGGCGCCGGATCTGATCGGCGGACTGGATGAGCTGCTGGCGGCGATGCCGAAACGGCAGAAGCGTGAAGCAGCGGCCCGGCCGGCGCGTCAGACATCACAGATCCGCAATACGCTTCCCGTTGCCTATGATGCGCTGCCGGCGCTGAACATGACAGAATTGAAGGAAGTCGCGCGCCAGACCGGCATTTCGACAGCCGGTACGAAGGAAAATATTCTCAACGATTTCAAAGAGCGCTTCAAGCCGGACGGTTCGACCAGGTCGATTTTCGAGCAAAGCCGGTATGGCGATGATTATATCGCGCCAACAGAATTCGGACAAGCATCGCCGGAGCAGATCGCACAGGCCAAAGCCATGCTGCGCGGTGGGCGTCTGCCGGTCAGTCAGCCAACTGCCGCGCCAGCGTCGCAAGCCAGTACAGCCGCACCGACTGCTGCCGCAGCGCCAGCCGCACAGACGGAAACCGTCAGCTCGCTGATGCGCATGAAGAAGCCGGACCTGGCCAATCTGGCGCGCGAGCGCGGCGTGCAGGTCAAGTCGCGGGACAACAAGCACCAGATCGCCAGCAAGATCGTTGCCGCGCAGCAGCAAGCCGCCGCACCCGCCCCGCAGACAATTGTCGAGCCGGTGGAAAGCCTGTCGCCGGAAGCCGAGATCATTGCCGACAATCTGAATGCGCTGTTCCATCGCGGCGATCGTAATGGCGATATGAATGCATGGCTGGCGGAAAGCCGTGAGATCGTCGCCGAATTGCAGCGCCTGCCCGCTCGCGAAGCGATCAATGTAGCGGTGGACTTCATGGGCGGCCTGCCCTCCGCGGATCGTCGTTCGCGAGCCAGGGCCGCACAGGCAGTGCAGCAGAGGTTCAGCAGCCTGTACGACGGCTGGGCGCGCGCACGGGCGTCAGCCGGGCGGTCATCAGCCTTCATGCAGGAGCAGGAGCCGCTGACGGACGAAACGATCGTCAACGAGCTTGACGATGCCATACAGCGCGCGACATCCCAGGTTCTGGGACAGGCCGGCAAGCGCGTGCAGGTGCAGATACAGGACCGGATTACGCTGACGCAGATCGCGCCGAACATCCTGCTGAATGCCGAAGGTGTGACGCCGATCACGCAGTCCGAAGCGTTCAAGCGCTGGTTCGGGGATTCCGTGGTGGTTGACGAGAATGGGCGGCCGCTGATCGTCTATCATGGGACGGCTGAAGACATCAGGATTTTTCAGGGCATTACATGGGCTAGCACCGGGATCGAACTGCCTGCCGACTATGCCGCCATGCGCAATTATGACAGGGACGGCGGCGGTAATATTCTCCCTCTTTACATGAAGATCGAACGCCCATTTGATGCCGACATGGGATTGCCGCGTACGGTGACGGTCAGGCAAATGGTTGACGCCATGGTCGAGCAGGCAGCCGGGCAAGGCCGCGTGATGCCTGAAGCCGAAATGGCGCGCATCAATGATCTGGTCGATATTATCCATAAAGCGCGCCGCCGTGAAGAAAGCGGACCGCATTATGGCCGTCATGATTTCTGGTACGAGCCCGAAATGCGTTTCGGGCAGGACGGTACGGCCGCAATCGATGAGATCTTTTCCATTCTCGATTTTGACGGCATCAAAATGATCGAGGGTGGAGAAGTAACTTATGGAGCGTTCAAGCCCACCCAGATCAAATCCGCCATCGGCAACCGCGGCACCTTCGATCCGAACGATCCGAATATCGTTTTCAACTTCGCCGGCAAGCAGGCGGCAATCGCCGATACGACCGCGCTTGATCAGGCGCAGGCCATGATCGAGCAGGGAGCTGATCCCGTCAATGTATGGGAGCAGACCGGCTGGTTCCGCGGCTTTGACGGCGAATGGCGGTTCGCGCTCGACAGCAACCAGTATCGCCTGAAAATGCTTCAGGACGATCCGGGCAGCGAGACGGAATTCGGGTTCCTGTTCCATCGTTTCATGATGGAGGGCCGGGGCGATCCGGAGCGCCGGGTCGCGGCCATGGAGGAATTCTTTGCCGAGGGCGGCAGAACCAATCTGAGCGAAGCCGAATTGCAGCGCATGAAGGGCCTGCTCCGCAACCGCAAGAACGGGCTGCGCTACAGGACCGTGCGCGCCGTGTTCGGCGAGGGGACCGAATCCTATTACTCGTTCAACGGCACGCTGGGCGAGCTGCTGCGCGCGCCGCAACTCTTTGCCGCCTATCCGTTCATGGAAAATCTGCCGGTCAGCATCCAGCAGGCCGAGTTCGGCGGCCCGAGCGGGTCGGCTTCGCGGATGGGCATCAAGGTCAATGCCACCGATGACATCAATGCGCTGTTCGACACGCTTGTTCACGAGATCCAGCATTTCATTCAGGACTATGAAGGGTTCGCGCCGGGCGGCAACGAGGCAATTTACACGGTCCGGCTCGAAGCGGCGCTGTTCGAGATCAATCACCAGATCGCCAATGCCAGGCCGGGCAGTAACATCGTTGGCGAACTGGAAAAGATCCGTGACGCCCTGACCGAGCAGAAAAACTTCATCGACAAGGGCATCTCCGGATTTGCGGTCACGAACACTGAGCGGGACGCTTACGAGCGCATCGCCGGGGAAGCCGAGGCGCGGCTGGCCGAGAAATGGCGCACCCTGTCGCCCGAAGCTCGGCGGCAGTCCTATCCGCCGGAAATGGAGGATATCGACCGGTCGCAGCAATGGGACCCGCGGCAGGTTGTCGGACTGCGGCCGAAGCATCTTGATGTGATCCGCAGCGCCGTGCGCGCCGGCATGAAAGACTGGCCAGACATGACTGTGCAAACTTTGGGCAGCATGCCGGTTACGCGCTACCTTGGCGTGAGCATTTCTGATATTCCCGGACATCGCAGCAATGTGCATGTGTCGCTCGAATACACCGAAACCGACATCATCAAGAAAATTCAGGAATATGGCGCAGAAGCTCTGCGGTCCGCGCTGGTTCCCAAGGTCATGGAGTTCCGCGAGGCAGCCGAAGCCCATCTTGATCTACGTCGCCGCGCACCGGACAGCCCGCGTAATCTGGAAGGCCAGGCGCGCGGCTATGTCAGGATGGCCGATGCAACGGAGACGGTCATCAAACTGCTCGACGGCATCATCGAGCAGCACCCGGAAGTTGCCGCAAAGCCCGGCTATGATGCGGTCCGGCTCGATCCGGAAAAGCTGATCGACGCCTATGACGGCAAGACCTACACCATGGATGACGTGCTTCGGCTGATCGAGCGCATGCAGGGCCTGATCCTGCGCCTGGGCGAAGACGGCAAGATCGAAGCCGACACGGCCGACTGGATAGCATCCGACATGGAATCACATGGCGTTGCCTATTTGCAGAACGATGTCCGCCCATTTGACGAACAGACGTTCCAGGCTATCCGCAACGCCGATCCGGCGCTGTATGAGGAAACCGTGCTGGCGGAATCCTATGTGCGGTACAAGTCCATTCAGGACGCCATATTCGGCGGGCTCGGCATCAACGGCGAACAGCTTTCGCTGACGCCGCAGGGGCTTGCCGACTGGCAGACACAGCTGACGGACTTCCTGAAAAGCGGCCGTCGCAACGCCTGGATCAACGGCGAAGGGTTCCGCGTCTATGTGCGCCGCGCCGTGCATCCCTCGCCGCATAGCAATGTGATGCTCAACACGCTGGATATTGCATCTGTCGAGGTCGAGCAGACCGGGCGCGGGGCGTTCCGGAGAATGCTGGAAGCATCACGGGACATCGCCATCGCCGATGGTCTGGAAGCGCTGTATGTCGAGAACGTCCAGACGGAGCGGTTTGCGGACTTCTTCCGCCGCAATAAATGGATCGAGCTGCCTGATACGGGCGGCGGGCCATCGTTCATGGAAACGCTGTCGCCGCGCCGCCGCGGGTTTTTCAGCGTGCCGACAATGCTCTCGATCCGCGGCTTTCACGGCTCGCCGCATGATTTTGATCGGTTCTCAATGGACCGGATCGGGACCGGCGAAGGTGCGCAGGCATTCGGGCACGGATTGTACTTTGCCGAGAATGAGATGGTTGCGGGGACGTATCGCGACAACCTTTCTGCGCAGACGATGACGATCAACGGGTATCCGTTCCAGCCGAGAAATCATGCGATCACGCAAATTGTTGGCCGCAATCTCTCGGATCTGAAAGCCGCCCGTCAAGGGCTGGCGCAATATGCCGAGCAAGGCGCTGACAATCCCTATTCCGATATAAACGATGCGTACCGGATTATCGACGCAATCGATGATGGGATATTCGATGTCGGCACACAGGGCGCTCTCTACGAAGTCGAGATCGACGTTGAGCCAGAGCAGTTGCTGGATTGGGATTTGCCGCTATCGAAGCAGAGCGAGAAGGTGAAGGCTGCTTTACAAAAAGCCGCGTCTTCTCAAAGATTGGACCATGCACTGGCGACTGACGCCGAGACGCTTGGCGACCTTGCGTTGCGACCAGCCTTCCGCAAGGAGGGATACGGCGGTCTCGATACTCCATCGCGTCGGATTATGGTCAAGGCTATGCGCTCTGTGCTCAATGAGCCTGAGATTAGACAGTCTGTTGTCGGTCTTATTCCCGTTGATGTGGTGGACATTCTCGCTGGGAAGAAGCTTGCGCCCGAGGGCAGCCTCCATGATGAGTCTGTGTTCCTTGACCTTTTTGCCGTCGATGGAAGTGACTCTGTACCCCTTCGCATCGAAAGATCCGCTTCGGCGATAGTTGCCATAGCAGATGCCGCTGCAGAACATGCGAGTGTGCAAAGCAACATAGAACGCGTGTCTGAAAAACTTAGTGCCGCATTGAGGGCAAGTGAGTTCGACCATGTCGGAGAACTTCTGGGTCATCTTGATAATAGAGAAGATGTATCAAAACTACTGAAAAGTCAAGGAATAAGTGGCATACGCTACCTTGATCAAGGCTCACGCGACACCGGAGACGGCACTCGTAACATCGTAATTTTCGACGACAGCCTCGTCAAGATCACGAAAAAGAACGGCGAGCCTGTATCTGCCGAGGAACGGCAGGGTGCTATCAATCAGATGCTTTCCCTGCGCGGCTTCTATTCACCAGCCATCCGCGCTGCCGAGCAGCTGAAGCAGGAGCGCGGCACAGGCGAGCAATTCTGGTCGATGATCTCCAAGGCTCCCGGCGTGCGCAAGGACGAGCTGGACTGGATGGGGCTGCGGGAATGGCTGACAGAGCCAACCTATGAAGACCGCGTGATCGTCGCCGCCAAGACTTATCTGGCTGATGAAAGCCTGAGCACGGTTGCACAGGTCGAGCAGGATTACGATTTTGCCGATGAGAACGATTATGTGACCGTGGCCATCGAGGCCGGGTTCGCATCGGATCAGATCCAGCTTGACCGGTTCACGAAAAATGAAGTGCTGGCGTTCATGAGAGCGCATCAGGTGGTGCTGGATGAGAAGGTTCTTGGTGGCGAAGCGTCTGCGCAGCCACCGGCTATGCGCGAACTCAGCGATATTAGCGGCATCGAAAGCAATCTTCCGGATGGAATTTCAATACCGACAGGGCGAGCATGGGAAGCCAGCTTTCCCGAAGACACCTATCATATTGTTGAGGGCGTGACACCAGACGGTCTTGGCGATGATTTTACCTTCTTTGATGTTTATGATGGTGATTGGAATTTAGTTAATTCGGCGCAAAGCCTATCGCAGGCTGAACATTTCGCTGCTGGCGCATATGCGAAGCGATCCGGTGCCGACGAAATGTCGACGAAATTCTCCGGCTACAAAGTCCCCGGCGGAACCAACTACCGCGAATTTAAAATCCTCCTGCCCGGCTGGGAATACAGCGAGCCACATTTCGGCGGGCCGGTGCTCGTGCATTTCAGGGCTGATGACAGGATCGGCCCGAATGGCGAGCGGATTTTCTTTATCAATGAAATCCAGGCGACCGGGCATCAGCGCGGGCGAAGAGAAGGCTATGCCAAATCAGGTCAGAATGTAGTAGAAATCGCAACGAAAATCTATGACCAGTCCGATGAAGGCGCTAAACTTCCGACAGATATTGCAGCGCGCATTCGCGACCACATAGAGACGAATGCATCTGATGCAGACGTGATCGCCGCTCGTCCAGCGCTTGAAGCCGCCGCTACGACCTTGGAAAGGGGCATGAGTCGGACGATGGTTCGTGATAACCTGATCCAAACTCGTCTGCTACCGATGCCCGACGCCCCCTTCAAAGGCGACCTGTGGCTCGAACTGGCTCTAAAGCGCGCTCTGCTCTACGCCTCTGAAAACGGCTATGACGCCGTATCATGGGCGCGGAGCGATCAGATTGCCAAGGCCGTCGGCGGCGATGCCGAAGCTCTCTCCGTCCAGTACGATCAGAAGATCGGTAGCTTCCTGAAAAAATATACGAAGAAATGGGGAGGGAGGGTAGAAGAAGTGCGTCTTATGGAGCGTTCACAGGATCAGGTGAGGCCAGCTACACCAAGCCAAGAACTATTGGATCGGTGGAATACTTTGCTTGCCGAAATGGAACCTCTGCAAGAATTGGAACTTCGCCCGATGGCTCGACGCGAGGCTGGCTTTGATGATGCAATGACGCGTCTTGAAGGTCTTCGGAATGAGCAAGATCGTCTTCATGCCGAAATGGTTGCTGAAGCTCAACGCGAAAAGCATGCTGGAGCATTTGAAGTCAATTCCTTCCTCCGCATCACCGACGCCATGCGCACTTCGCTGCTCGAAGGCCAGCCGCTGACGATCCGCCGTGATCCGAATGAGCGCCAGCCTATCATCGAGGGCTATTTCGACCGCGAAAAGCTCCTGATGGTCATCGCTCGCAATGCGCTCGACCCGATCGGTACAGCGTATCATGAATCGCTGCACGCGCTGCGCACGATGGGCCTGTTCACGCCCGGTGAGTGGAATGTGCTGAAGGCGGCGGCAAGAACGCAGGGCTGGCTCGACGTGCCGGAGATCCGCGACTATCAGCGCGTGTACGGCAAGCCCGCCACCGATGAGAACATCATCGAGGAAGCCATCGCCATGGCGTTCCAGCGCTACATGCGCGGCGAACAGCAGCAGCCCGGCACGATCGTCGAGCGCCTGTTCGAGCGCATCCGGCTGTTCTATGAGCGCATCCGCAATGCGCTGATGCAGCGCGGCTGGGCCGCGGCCGAGGATGTCTTCGCCGATCTGGCAAGCGGCAGGATCGGCGACCGGGACGGACCGTTCGGCGCGCTGGTCGAAGAAATCGAGAACGTCACCAAGCCGATGCTGGAAACGGCGGGCCGGATGGCGGACAGCCCGGCGCGCGTGGCGCAGCCCGGCCTTGACCGGCCCGGCCAAAGTCTCGCAACGATGGTGCGCCGCTTCAATCTCGGTCTCGGCCTGACGGTCAGACAGGGCCGGTTAAGCTCGGCGCTGAAGCGTCAGGCCGCGGCAGCCGGGCGGCGGCTTGGCGGGCATTACAACACCGTCTCCGGCGTTATCCGGCTGCGCGTCCTGAACGAGCTCGACACGCTGGCCCATGAGGGCGGGCATGCGCTTGAAGGGCGGCACAAGGGCGCGCTGGACGCCATCAAGCAGCAGCACGCTGCGGAGCTGACGCCGCTGGCCTCTCCCGGCCCTGACGCGCTCTCTGAGGGCTTTGCGGAATGGTTCCGCCGCTATGTCACCAATCCGGCGGCAAGCACGCGCACGGCGCTACGGTTCGAGCAGGCGTTCGAAGCTTTCCTGCGCCAGAACGATCCGCGCACGATGAAGACGCTGACCGAAATCCGGACCGGTTATCAGCAGTGGCTTGCCGCTCCGTCGGCGGGCGTCATCGTCAGCAATATCGTTTCGCGGGCGGGCGGGCAGATGGCCAAGTTCCGGCGCATCATCGAAGACAATCAGGTCTGGAACACGATCGACGCCTTTGTGGAACGGCTCTACACATGGACCATCGACGATCTGCATCCGATCAAGCAGACGGTCGAGGGCCTACTGGCCGTTGCGCGCAAGAACCTCAATCTGCCGAACGATGCCCGGCTGACGATCAAGGCCGTCAATGATCCGTACAAGCTGATGCGCCTCGCGCGCGACGGCTATGCGTCCGGCCACATGGATCTGCAGCATGGCGTGCGGCCCTATCACGAACTCGATCCGGCCGGGCCGTCCTTCCATGAAGCGCTGGTGACGGCGTTCGGCGGCGAGAGCCGGTCGCAATGGCAGAGCGAGGCCAAGGACCGGTTCGACAGCTATCTGGCCTCGCGCCGCTTCGTGCGCGAATGGGACCGGTATTTTAATGGCGAGCTGGACGCCCTGCCGGACAAGGTGAAGAAGTCCGAGCATCTCCAGAATATCGCCGAGCTTGAACGCGCCTATCCCGGGTTCCAGCAGGCCGCGCAGATGCTGTACGAGTTCCAGAACAACATGCTGGCCAAGAAGCTCGCGGCCGGGCTGATCAGTCAGGAAATTTACGACACGCTGCTCGGGCGGCCGGATTACGTGCCGGTGCTGCGCGACCGCGCCGATCTCGGCCAGGTTCACAGCGGCGTTCCGGCCCGGCCAGACAAGCAGGGCATATTGCGCCGGTTCCGCGGCTCGCAGCGCGATGTGATCAGTCCGCTCGAATCCATCGTGCAGGACACATACGACACATCCATGATCATCGCGCGCAACGATGCGATCAAGGCGCTCGATGCGCTGGCGACGGCGGCCGGCCCGGATGGCGGCTCATTCGCCGAGCGGATTCCGTCCCATGAAATGCAGGGCACGCGCGTCAATGTGCAGGAAGCGCTGCAACTGGCGGCGAAGGAAGCCGGCGTGGACCCGGCCGATCTGCAGATCATGGTGCAGGCGGTTGACGGGCTGATCGGCGAAGATGCGATCACGACGATCTGGCGCGCGGGCGAAGTTTCCGAGAAGGGCGAGGCAATCGTCTATCTGTGGGAAGATGGCAAGCGCGTTCCGATCCGGCTGGCGGATCAGCAGTTCGGCAAGGACATGCTGAATGCGATCCTGGCGCTCGGGCAGGAAATAACGCCGTGGTATGTCTCGATGCTGGCACTGCCGGCTACGATCCTGCGCACGGCGATCACGGCCTCGCCGGATTTCATCTTTGCCAACTTTATCCGTGATCAGGTTTCGGCCTGGATACTTGCTGATGAGTTCACGCCGTTCGTGTCCGGCATTCGCGGTATCTATGATGACAAGACTGCCAGCGATATCGGCCGGATCTATTCGAGCGTCGGCGGCATCATGGGCGGGGCCAACACGGCCACGCTGCACAATGCCCGCATCAAGCAGGAAGTGCTCGATCTGCGCAAGCGCCGCGGCATCTATTTCCGCGATGCGCCGGTCACCAACATCCTGCGCATAACAGAATTCACGGAAACCGGCACGCGCCTGGGCGTTTTCAGGAAAGCCTATGACCGCGCGCAAAGGGACGGTCTGTCAAAGCACGAAGCGGCGATCGAGGCAGCTTATGCGGCGCGGGACTATATCGATTTCGGCCGTCACGGTTCGAAGATGCTGGCCATGCGCCGGATCATTCCGTTCTTCAACGCCGCGCTGCAAGGGCTTGACCGCGGCATTCGCGGCCTACGCGGTAAGGTGAACAACGACAGGATCATCCGCGATGCGATCTCGCCCTATATCAAGAGCCGGAGAGGCCAGCCGCTCAGCATTGCTGAGCGGCGCCAGTTGCCGCTGGCGGCAAAGGTCTGGGCCAAGGTGGCTGCAGTTGGCCTGATCGGTGCGGCGATCTGGGTGTTGCATCAGGATGATGAGGAATATGAAGAATTTTCGAGCTACATGCGCGCGACGCACTGGATCTTCAAGGTCGATGGCGAATGGTATCGCATTCCTAAGCCGTTCGAACTGGCGTTCTTCTCGAATCTTATGGAACGCACGCTCGAATATACGTTGAAGGATGATCCGCTTGCAATGGAGCGGTTCGTTGACGGATTGCAACATATCGTCCTGCCGCCAACTGACGTGCCGGGCATCAAAGTGCCGATCGAACTGGCGTTCAATTACGACTCGTTCACCGAACGCCAGATCGTGGCGGATCATCTGCGCGCGCTGCCGCCGCATCTGCAGTTCAACGCCTATGCCTCCGAATTCGGGAAAATGCTCGGCCGGCAGATCAATGTCTCGCCGGCTCATATCGATCATTTCATCACCGGATTCGGGGCGTCCTACGGGCGGGCTTTCCTGCAAGGCACGGACGCGCTGACCGGCAATTACATCGATCCCGGCACGGCAACGAAAGATGTCTTCGATGCGATCATCGGACGCCGGTTCAGCCTGGAAGCGCCGCGCGGTGCGCAATCGGTCGGTCACTTCTGGGAACTGATCGGGCGCAACACCGGCAAGTTCGCGACGGCGGCGAACGGGTACAAATACTATATTAACAAGGCGCGCGATCCGCTGGCCGCGTCCGAGTATCTGAAATCGCTGGACGATGATCAGAAGGCTTATGCCATCCTGCATGCAACGCAGACTGGACGGCGCAACGCCAAATACCGCGATCTGCATCCGCTGATCCGCGCCGAGGAAGTCGTCTCGATCGCCAACGAGCTGCGCAAGACGCTTAATCTGAACCGGCTCGAAGATGAGGATGACGAGCGCATTACGGTCCGGCCGCGCGAGCGCCGCACCGCGATGGAAATCCTGGCCAACATCCAGATGCGCGAGGCGCGCAACGCGCTGATCGCCGCACAGGTCGAAGGCTGGGCGCAGAAGAAGCCGCTCGAAACACAGCCGGTTCTCGATGAGCTGGAAGCAGCCGTGCCGGTCATCCACGAAATGTTCATGGAGCGAATGCGCAAGGCCAAGCTGCCGAGCTATGAAGACGTGCGCCGGGACTGGCCGGAGATCAAGCGCCGCCTGCTTGAGGACGGCGAGAATGCCGAGCTCAGCGATTTGTACGTGCCTGAACTTCTATAGCCTGCCGACAATCTGAATTTGTCAACCGCCTGCGAGGCGGTTTTTTTATGCTCGAAAGGGGAATTCATGCTAACCGAAGACATCGTTCGTCGGCTGTGCCCTCATGCGCGGTCCGATTATATTGACGCCCTCGTAAACGGCAAACCGGTCCTGGACGCGGCCGGCATCAATACGCCGCTGCGCATGGCTGCGTTTCTGGGTACGATCTGCCATGAGACAGGCGGTCTGACGATCGTGCGCGAAAACACGCGCTGGTCGGACAGCAACCTGAAGATCTTCTCCAAGAGCCTGGCCGCACGAATCCGGCCGAACGTCGGCAATGCCCGCAAATCCGCCAATGCCGCCTATGGCCATCGTCTCGGCAATGAAGACGACGGCACCAGCGATGATGATGGCTGGGACTATCGCGGCGGCGGCATGATCCAGCTTACCGGCAAGTACAATTATCGGAAGGCGGGCGAAGCGATCGGTGTCGATCTCGGCAACAATCCGATCCTGATCGAGAATGCCGATATTTCGCTGAAGGCCGCATGCTGGGAATTTTCGCAGTTCGTCGATTATTGCGACCGCGGCGAATCCGGGTTCAAGGCGGTCTGCAACGGCATCAATCGCGGCAATGCGTTCTCGAAGCTGGATCCGATCGGCTGGGCAAGCCGTCAGAACTGGTATTCGCGCGCATGTGATGTGATCGGTGTCAGCGGCCGAACGGTCGACGATTATCTGCGTGTCGGCGATCGCGGCGAACTGGTGCGGATCTTTCAGGACCGGCTCAAGGCGCTCGGCTATCAGGCCGGCCGCTCCGACGGCATCTTCGGATCGCGCACGCGCGCGGCCGTGCTGGCGTTTCAGGCTGAAAATGGTCTCCAGACAGATGGCATCATCGGCCCTGTCACGCGGGCGGCGTTGAACGCGGAAGCAGCTGCGCCGATGCCGGCCGGCGAACGTGCGGATGAAACGCTTGATGATCTGCGCGAACAGGGCTCTCGCATCGTCACGGCGGCAGACAAGGGCGTCAAGACCATTGCGACTGTCGGCGCCAGCACGGTGATCTACGCCGTCAGCCAGGGCGTAGACGCGCTCACGGGCGCCGGCGATCTGCTGAAGGAGATCACTACGCTGAAGACGCTCACCATGGGCTTCACGGATGCGCTGAGCTTTTTCCAGCAGCATTGGTATCTGATCGTCATTCTCGTCGCCTATCTGCTCTATCGCCAGTTCAAGAGCGTTCAGTCCGCGCGTCTCGATGATCATCAGACGGGAGCGAATGCGAGCCGATGATTGCAATCTGGTCATTCATAACGGGCGGGATTGGAAAATACCTTTTCCTGATCCTTGCCGGCATCATTGCCGTGGGGTGGATCCGCTATGATGCAGCGGCTCCTTACCGGGCTGAGGTCGATGCCCTGCGGCAGGCGGCGAAAGTCAAGGATGAGATCATCCGTGCCGATGCCGCACAGTCCGATGCCGATCGGGCGGAAATCGATCGGCTCAACGAAACACTTGAAAGCTACATCAATGTGGAAAATTCTTCTTGTGTGCTGTCTGATGCCGAGCTTGGCCGGCTGCGGCAGCTCGCCGGCCAGCATTGAGACGTCACTCAAATGCCCGGAAATGCCGCGCGATATCGTCGCTGAAGCCAGCCGCGCGCCCATCGTCAAGGGGCGGACTGGGCCGGAAGTCGCCGGCCGGCTGATCGTGCAAGGGCATCAGAAGAACAAAGCGCTGAGCCGGGCGATCTCGGCTTATGAACGGTGCCGGACATCATGAGAGACAGGCTCAAGCTCTTCATTGCCATCTATATCGGATTCCTCGCGGCGGCGCTGTCGATCGGATCCGATGTCGAGCGTGATCTGAAGGCGTCCGCCAACCGTGCTGACCTGCGCGTGGCGGTCATGGAAATCAAGGGGCAGAGCAACGTCATCACTGGCATGCGCAAGATCCGCAATGCCCAGCGAGCGCGTGCTGATGGCCTGCAGGGGGCGATGCATCTGCTGACGATCGCCGTCGCTGTCGCATCGCCGGCGTTGATCGCTGTCGGCGCCGGCGCGTGGCTACTCCTGTCGGCAAGCCTTATCACGGCGATCATATCGGGCTGGATGACGTTCGTGGTGCTGGTCGGATCTTGATCCGGAAAATCAGTGAAGGGTGGTCCCCGTTATGCGAAAAATGAAAACCATACTCACCGGCAAGAAGCTTCGGGTGAGTCGATGAGCACCGATCAGTCGGCCCTTCTATAATTCGTTTAGCGAATAGACGGGAACTGCGCAAGTATGAAAATTGGAGGGGTTGAATTTCATGGCTGTTAGCGATTCTTCTGTGGAGCGGCACACGTATGGTCCTTACCGAGCACCAGATATACCGGGCATTAATGGGCATCGAAACGCGGCTGGCCGAGCTCGACAAGCATACGGCGACCGGTCTGGCGAGCCTCGACGCCAATCTGAAACTGCATCAGCAGGAAACGCGCCATTACAGGTACGGGATATTGTCGCGCCTGGACGCAGTAGAAGCAACGCTGGAAACCTATCGAAAGTCGGCGCCGGGCGCTTCATCCATGTCGGGCCTCATAGCGTTCCTGGTATCTCCGTCCATGCTGAGAGTTCTGTTCGCGGCGGGCATGCTGGCAACCGGGTACTCCCTGAGCGAAGTTGGGGAAGTGATCAATGGGCCCTGATATCCAAGGCGCTCTTGATTGCCGCGCTTGGCTATCTGACATTTCAGATCGGGTATAATCTGCCAAAGATCGGACTGGTATTACTGACCGGCCAGTGAAATGGTGGACCGGGAGCTAGCCTGCCCCCGGCCCGTTGGAAAGATGAACCGGGATCGAACCGGTGCACTTCGGATTACAAGTCCGACGCTCTACCCTCTGAGCTATCATCAGGTCTGCCGTGATTTTTTCCAGATCTCGGCGTTTAATGCAGCCCTTCAATTTTATGCCAGACGCTCTTCCATCTGAGCTACGCCGCGATATTTGGCCGCGGCGACCGGACTCGAACCAGTGCCTTCTGGTTGGCTGGACTGCAAGTCGATAGATCCAGCACGGCAATACTCAATCTGGTTGGAATAATTTCAACTTTATCGGGACAATCCGATTATCTCGGCTGCGTCTACCATCATTCCGCCATCCCGCCATCAAACTCTGCAGTGATTCTGCAATAACTCTGCATCGAGTGCAGAGTTTGGTGGCGGGAGCAGGATTCGAACCTGCACGTCCCCTTAATCAAGCTGATCCTCAGTTTGAGCTTTCCAACGTCCGCTTTCGCGGATTCCTAATCCCCCATATCCAGATAATCGAAAATCTGAGCAGCGATGTCGCGGCGATCTGCTGCTTCGACGCCGTTTGCCTCTTCCCTTGCTTGTTTCACAGCAATGACGAGCTTGTCAATGCGGCCGAGCAGTTTATCCTGCATTCTCTGCGGGATAGACCCGGCATGGATGACGGTTTCGTATTCGCCGATCACGACATCCTTCGTTATCAGCTGCGTCTGGGCAGGGTGACGATCCGTTGCCTCTGCGAGCGTGATCGGCACCTGAACCTTGGCTGTCCGGTTCACCCTGCGCGGCGCCGTCTTGTACAGGCCGTCGTTTACGTCCTGCTGCCAGATCTCGCTTGGGTCGAGCACGGGCAAGTGCGAAACGAACGTATGCAGATCGGTCAGCTGTTTTTCCAGATAGATCAGCGTGACGGCCGGCACACGCTCGACGAGTATGGTGCCGTCGATGATGATATCGGCAACCGCATGTGCATTGGACTCGTCCTTCTGCAGCGTGATATTGATCAGTTCGCTCATGATGTTCGCAGCTGCGTCAAGAAGCCCTTCTGCTCGCTGCTGAACGTTCTGCGTCTCACGCGGCAAGGTTTCGCCGTCATCGTCCCTGGGAATATAAGTCCGCACGCCGCCGCCGAATAATTCCTTGCGCTGAATAAGATTGTGCAGCGCAGAAATTCTGGAATGCATTCTGGCCTTGACGCCTTTTTCTACCGCAACGACTTGATTAAGCTTCATCTTTATTCATCCCCTTCATTTTGAAGCTATTGTCTAAGCAGGAATTCGTTTGGCTGTCCAGTAAAAATTACTACAGCGCTTCCATTTTTTGGTACTCTATGCACCGTTGGCTCGCTTCAGTCACCTGATACTTTCATTCGTCGTGGCTCATTCTAAGAATATGGTGCTCTTCCTATCCTTGATTCATTCTAAGCGAGTGGTGCTCTCAAGCAGAGTGATTCATTCCATCGTAATGATACTTTCAGGTACTGTGATTCACTCGTGCAACGTGATGCTTTTACATGCCTATGGTTCATTCAAATCTCGTGGTGCGCTAACGCATGGTGATTCGTTCGTCAGGTATGGTGCTTTCAATGCCACTAACTCACTCTCTTGGGGTGGTGCTCTCTACCTTTTTGGCTCGTTCAGGCAACATGGTGCCTTCTCTGTACATGGACTCACTTCAATATCATGGAGCTCTTGCTGAAGATGGCTCGCTCGTCTAGTTTGGTGCTTTCAAGCGGTGTGGCTCACTCAAATATCATGGTGCTCTCAGCAGCCATGGTTACGCCGCCTTGCTGCTGCCCGGCGCCTCGATCATGTGCACATGGCCAAGGTGCTGAATCGGATAAGGCAATGGCGGCTCCTTACCAAAATGATGTGTATACCAGTAACCATGCAAATGAGAGAGAAAAAGCTTCACGCTCCAGCGCTTTGCCATGCGGTCAATATGAGCAGGAGGGAGCATTGGGCGCGGCGTGCTGAACCGCTGCTGCTGTAAAAGCCGCTCAAGAATTTTCTTTTTGGTCTCGCCAGTGCTTTCTTCTGCTGCGATGGCAATCTCAAGATCCTTGTTATATTTCGGATCTCTCACCCACTGACCGGTGTACCATGCATAGGCATCCGTGGTCTTGCCCCAATTCTTGGATTGCAAAATCTCAGCGCACCGGTCCGCAAATCCTCCCCCCTCGTTCTTCTCCACATATTTGGCCTTCTGCTCGCGATACCAGACGCCGTATGGCGAGGGGTTCTCACCGCCTGAGACCTTGCAGAAGCTCTCGCCGATCTTGTAGCACAGCACTTTCAGCTGGGCGTTCCATGGGCGGATCTGCCCCTTTTCCCACTTCCTGTTCGGATCAAGCCCGGCATAGGACCAGATGTGTCCGACGGTCGGCGCGCGTGTGATGTCGATATGTGCGATCAGGCCGGCTGCGATGACCGGTCCGATGCCCTTGATGCCGCGGGCCCAGCTTGCGATCGGGTGGTTGTGCGAATAGACGTCCAGTGCCGTCTTGATCGCGTTTTCCAGAATGCGGTTCTGCTCGGCGTACCATTTGATGACGGCGTGCGGCTCGTCCGCCATGGCGCGGACCTGATTGTCGGATCGCTTGCGGTCCTCCTGGATCGTGTAATAGGCGTCGACGAGATAGCGCGCCTCGTCATCGCTCATGACCCTGGCGGCAATGCGCAAGTCCTTGTCGAGCTTCTGGATGTGTTCTGGCGTCTTTGGCACGATGATTTCGTTTTCATCGTCGCCGTCGTTTCCGTTTCCATTTTTCAGCGTCATGGTAGTCTCCTGGTTTTCATGGGTTTTCAGGTAGTCATTCAAGACCTATGGTGCTCTTTCTATTCTTGATTCACTCGCTGTCTATTGGCGCTTTTCTTGAGTTTGGTTCATTCCGGAAATATGATGCTTTCAGCCATAGTGATTCATTCTCCGAATGTGGTGCTCTCGTGTGACATGATTCGTTCGCCTTAAATGGTGCTCTCGTCATTTATGACTCGTTCGTACCTTTTGGTGCCATCATGGATCTTGGCTCGCTCTCAGATTCTGGTGCCCTCGCGACGTTTAGCTCGCTCGTCAACAATGATGCTATCGACCCATGGGGCTCACTCAGTCGCTATGGTGCTCTCGAACCGTCTGGTTCGCTCCGGCAAACTTGGCATTGCTCATTTATATTGGCCCGCTTCCTCTCTCTGGTGCTGTCAACGGCCGATGGCTCGCTCTATCAGTTTGATGCGTTCAACAGATTCGGCTCGCTCCGTTGTTTTGGTGCTCTCACATACCTTGACTCGCTCTATTCGCTTGGCGCATCTCGTTTTTTATGGCTCGCTTGGCAATCCTGTTCCCCGTCTTGGATGATGGCTCATTCAGCTGATATGGATCTCTTCTGAGCTCTGATTCACTCTATCGATAATGATGCTTTCTATGGTGGTGGTTCATTCCAGTATTGTGTAACTATTGAGTATCTTGATTCGATCTTTAGTCATGGTGCAATTTATGACGTTGGCTCGCTCGTCTTTAATGTTGCTGTCTGTTTTTGACTCAATCTGTTATTCTGGTGCACTCCGCTTTGATGGCTCGCTTTATCTCTATGGTGCTATCGGCCCTCACGGCTCACTTCATCTGTATGGTGCTGTTGATGGTTATTCCATATCCAGCATTTGCCATGTCTTTTTGGCGTGATCCTTTGCTTCTTCTCCGAGCGGCGTCGTGTAGATCGCGGTCGTGTTGAGGTTCGAATGCCCCATCATTTTCCGGATCAGTGTCAGCGGCGTCCGGCTCATCACCATCATGATCCCGAAAGTATGCCGTAGCGATTTCGGGGAATGCCCCTCTATCCCTGCTGCGTTCAACGCATTCTCGATCCACCTGTTTGCCGTCCGGTTCGTCACCGGCCACAGCCGTTCTTCCCTCTTACCGCGTTTCAGGTCGAAAACCATGTCGAGTGCCTGAAGGTGAGAGTCTGGGACCGGCACCCGCCGATAGAAAAACTTTCCCCCTTTCTGCTTCAGCGTCTTGATCGCGATCTCGCCGGCATTGAGATCGACATCCATTCGCCGGATCGCTAGCGCCTCTTGTCGTCTCGCGCCAGAGTAGAGTAGCGTCAGGCAATACATCCTGATCTTGGGCGGCAGCGTCTTTACGCCCTCGACGAAGCGGACACATTCCGTTTTGGTGAGGTATTTTCGCTTGCCATGGTCGTCTGAAAGGTCGAGTTTCACACTATGCATGATGTAAGGTGACATTGCTTGCCGTGCAAGTCCATAAAAACTTGCTGGACGGACGTGTTTTCTACATTTTCTGTCATACTATGATAGATAATGTGACAATTCAATCAGGGGTTGCCTTTATCCATAATTGCTCTTATTTCTTGCCAAGAAATTTGATAACAACTGCCGCACATACCCTTGCAGCCTCGCGATCCCCAATTCTTGGGACGTCCACACTGAGAGCACGGCTCTGCGGCATGAGATGCAGCACGCACTTGCCGTAAACTAACCATGACAGGTGGGCGCTTTTTGCCTGTACGTCTTCGAAAGGCGTAGCAAGTCTCGCATTCGCCATGCCAAAATCGTGTTACCATGCGGTCACAATTTGCACAGGGCCTGGGCGGAAGTGGAGTAGGAGCATTCTTGCGTAAATTCTCAAGTCTACCATCTTCAATCATATGACAACGACGACATAAGATCATGATGTTGTTAGGATGGTTGTTCCCCGTGTCATCATCAATATGATGGCGATCCGTAGCTTGTACACCGCAGTGCTCGCATGGCCTAAGACGAAACAGCTTTTGAGTGCGCTCGCGTTTTGTATTCCTATGTGCAGCATCGCCCTTCCATTGCGGATTTGCCGGACCAGATTTTGCACCCCTTGGCATTAGGCTAATTCTCCGTAGAGTTTGATTAGTTTCTTTTCATATGCAGCCATTTTTTCCTCAGCATCAGGAAACTGCATGAATTTTAAAACGAGACGATTCAAGTCTCGATCACAGCAAAGACATAGAGGCCTGTAAAGCCGGTCGTCTGCGCAAATCTGAAACTGCGTTCGTGCTGGCTTTCCGCACTTGATGCACGGAACACGAGAAATCCCGATCTGTGTGTACGGCTCTTTGCGGCCTGGGCCGTGCTTGCTCATCTTACGTTTCCACACAGAAATTTCAGGATCCGGATGACCAGCCATGGTCGCGCCAAGGCGTTCGCATTCCGGCCGGGCGCATCGCGGCCGGTGAATACCGTGCCGGCCGGATGCTTGGCGCTGCGGTGCATGTTGAGTGCACCCAGCGAAATAAAGTCACGCTTGCAATCCGGGCATCTAAACGGTTTCGGTCTGGCCATCAGCTCTTGCCTCGATTTTCAGTCGTGATCATATGTCGAATCGCGTTGGCTCGCGGTCGAGCAGGCCGGCATCGTGCGCCACGCCTCGGCGCAGTGCATCAAACTGGACGTCGGTGATCAGGAGCGTATCGCCAACCTGGTAGCACTTGCCGTTCGTGAAGAGCGGATTCGGAACGTCGACCGTGGCCACCCATGGGCGCCATGGCCACGACAATATCCGTTCGCCCCATGAGCGCTTGGCTGTGATCACTGATGGCTGGACGTTGATTTTAAGCCCGGCAAAGACGTGCATCAGAATAGCCTTTCCGGAAGATGTATGTTCGCGCCGGTGATCTCCGGCTCCTGCGTCGTCATCATGAAATGCATCATTTTCAGCATGCCGACTGCGATGGTCAGATCGCCCCTGATGTGATCAAAGGCCGTAGCCTTGTCGTTTGGCGCGCTGCCATCCAGCCATGATTCTTCCATGCGCTCGATATAGTCGGCGACTTGATCCAGTGGCATTACAGCAGCTCCTTCGGCAGCGTCGGCATCGGCCGGTAGTATTTCGGCTTGCCAAAATTGACTTCTCTGACCGGTCCACCATGATGATCCAGCGGCGAAGTTCCGGCCCAATACCAGTCTTCCTCGGTCTCGTAATATCTGGCCTCGCCAATGACCGGCTCGTGCGTGCCGGTATCATCAATGACAGCCAGAATCACTGGCGTGCCGGACATGGCCTTGCCGTCGAGCAGCCGCCAGTCGGTCTCGTCCAGCAGTTGCTGGAGAGCCTGTGCCGTTGTTCTGGCCTGGTGCGTTTCCTGAGCCGGGTCTTTGGCCAAGCGACTCCAAATATCCGCCATTGCCTGAAGCTCGGATCGGTTAAGCTTTTCCGCTGCCATAGAGCAATTCCTTAGCCGCATCCCGCGCCCGATTGCGCATCATCTCACCAGTTGGCGTCAGCTTGAACACGCGATTGAAATAGGTCGGCGCGGCGGCGAGCGGCGTGACGTCGATCAGCCGAAACCAGTCCTCGTCCATGCCGCGCTCGAGCATGGTCTGGCGCATCTCGTCAAGCGCGGTGCCGATGGCGACAGCGAACTTGCCCTTTTCATTGGCCAGTCCGAGGATGCTCAAGATGGCCTTGGCTTCATCAGGCGGCATTGATCTTCCCCTTTGGCGGACGGGCGACACCATTGCGGCATCGGATCTGGTGCAGTTTTTGCCCTTCATAGGTGCGCGGCATCTGAATGAACGGCCTCGGCTGCAGTCTCGGCTGCTCGCCGGCTTTCTCCCGCCGCTGCCGGTCGAGTGCGCTACGCGAAATGCCAAGCGCCAGGCGCTGCTGTTTCAGCATCTGTGCGGTCGAGTGCGTGCTGTTGCGCCGTGCGCCGCGATAGGTGTCGGCCGGGCGCGGTCCTGTGCCTTTCTTATACGTCCATTCCTGTGTCATGACTTTTCGGCTTCCTCGATGATTTTCTCATAGGCGTCGGACAGGAAATAGCTGACCGGTACGTTTACGCAGGCGGCGAACCGAAAGAGCGTGATCGCATGGATCGGCATATGTCCGTTCTCGTAAAGGTCGATGTCGGCGACAGATGCGCCGATGAAGCTGGCAGCGTCTTCCTTGGTGATCTTCTTGTGCTCGCGCCATTCCTTCATCCGTATGCCGATATACGCTTGGGCCCTTTCGACATCATCTGTCATCGTCTCCGCCCAATGGGCTCTCCTGTTTTTCGGTTCACGGCGCCGCCGCCGATCTTGATCTTCACGTCGCTGCCGCGCCCGCCCGGCAAACGCTTGCTGCGTTTCTTGCACTCCGGAGGCTGGTGGGCGTCGGGATCGTTCTTGGCCAGCACACGCCGCTGGAATTCCAGATACTTCTTTCCGAATCGTTTTCCCTTGGCAATTTCGGGAATGTCGATCTCATAGGTTTTCCGCAAGTGATCCGGTATTCGCCTGAACCAGAGATTCTGCGGCTCGTTCGTGCCGTCCTCGGCAACGCGGCGGGTATGGTCGCAGTGCACATATCCGCGGATCTCCTTCGGTGTCCCCTTCGTGCGCAGATATTCATTGTCGATCAGCCAGCTGCCGTCTTCGAGGCGGATCGCCAGAAGAGCTGCAGCGAGCTCTTCTGACATGTTCTGGCGCCGGATGGCACGGGACATGGATCAGTAGCCGCTAAGGTTCAGAGCGCCCTGCGGTCGTCCATACAGGATCGGAATTTCAATGGCGGCATGAATGCCATCGGTAATCGTCTGGAATGCCTTGGTCACAAGATCGTCATACTGAGCGATCTTGATCATGAAGCGCAGCCCGTCATCATTCAGATTGTACCGGAAGAAGCACATGAAGCGCGCCAGCGGTCCGCCCTTGAAGACCGGGATTTCCAACTCGATCTTTTTCGGAATCTCGATTTCGCCTTTGCTGCTCTTGGTCGTATCGACGATTTCATAGGTAAGCTGGACATTACCGTTGCTCAGGTTTTGATCCGACTTGAACTCCTGCTTGCGCGAGATGGTCAGCGAGTTTACGATTTCCAGAATCGTGGCGTGATCGGGATCGACGATATCGAGCAGGGCTTCTTCAAGGAATTCAGCCAGATCGCGCTGTCCTGTCCAGGTATTGTTAAGCTGCGACCAGCGCTTGAACTGATCGGAATACTCGGCCTTGTATATGACGCGATGGCCCAGACGCTCATGTTCTCCGTCCGGATCGTGGTAATCGATGAAGGCGCGGATCTCGTGTTCCTTCTCATCAGCAAAAACGCGCGTCAGCTCGCCCTTGTAATCGTTCACATAGCCAATGAAGGATTCAGGCTGTGAAAGCATGACCTTCTCGCGGATGGTTTCCGGCAGCGGCGCTTCAAGCGGCGACAGAATATGAACGTCCTGCCCCTCGGGCAGAACAAGATATTTCCCGCCAGCCGGGTGATCCCGCGGCTCCTGTGCATTCTGCACCAGCTCGCGCATTGTCTCGACGGCATCGCTGTTGATTTCAGACATGATCGTTTCCCTCTGAATAATTGAATTATGCAGTTACAGTCTCGTCTTCAGCCTGATCCTCGGCCTTCTTCGTGAACATATCCGTCTGCCGGGGATCGCGGCGCACGGAATTACCCTCGCTGTCGACGAAGAACATGGTGCGCGCCAGTGTCTGCTTCGGCATCTTGCCGTCGATCTCGGCATCGTAGAAAACCTGGTTTTCATCATTCTTGCTGACCTTGATCTTCAGTGTCAGCGTGCCGGTCTTGTTCTCTTCCAGAACGGCCAGAACGATCTTCTGCAGTTCCTCAGTTGCCTGCTCGACGAAATGCCCGCGGGCAATATCGCGCATGATGTCGGTAATGGGACGGGACATTGAATATCCTTTCTGGGCTGATCTTCTATCAGAACATCCTATTTATGATCTCAACGAGATAAGCCGAATTGACCTTGTTCGGGTCTTTCTCGCGCACCCTTTCAATCACTTCTCTGAAATAGGCAACGTCGACACCAGTAAGCTGATCTTCGAGAACGTTCGGATCTGTCAGATCAAGTTCACTGACTTGCATGGCCATTTTCAAAACCTGCCCAGCGTTGATCGTGAAGCCGCGCTTGATGAACTTGCGAAGTCGAATCAGCGAGCAGATCGGGTATTTGCTGCCGATATAACGTAGTTCCTTGGTAAGTAAAGCTTCTAGGGCTTCGAGTCGAAGTACAAGATTGCTGTCCCAGCTCGACCAATAACTCGTGCAATGTGCAAAGTCGTAGTTTTCATGGATCACATCCGGCTCACCATAAAAACGCAACACGATCTGAATGCGGTGGCTGAGCGTAATGGCGTTCGTGGACATGAAGACCGGGCGGAACTGTGGCTTACCGTCGTCTTCCGTTTCGAGCGCAGCCTGTTCGGTTTCCTCATGCACATCTTCGATGTCAGCAGGATCGCGCATCACCTCATTGACGTATTCCGTAGCCTCACCTTCGGGCTGTGATTCAAAATATTTATAGTCTTTTTCGGCTCCGTCTTCGCTTGCTATGCCAGCAGATTTAATGATGATCCGAACTCGTCCGTCCTGATCATCGACATAGATCTTGCATGGAATGCCCTTGCGAGACTTCGGCTGAAATCGTTTAACATAATAATCTGCAACCTTACGCGTCGTATCGTGATTACGGAAATAGATATCGAAATCGTTGACCGGCTCATTGAGCAACATGGACGCGATGCATCCGCCGGTAATGATGATATTTTCCGAAACCTGTTTGCGCAGATCTTCATCATCAATGGTTTCCAGCCAGGCATCGATCTTTTTGCGGATCACCTGTTTGATTGTTTTTGCTTTCAACTGACTGCTCCCTCTGATGTGGTCGCTTCTTCAAGTCCAAGCACAAACCTGCGCAGCGCTATCCTCGCCCTGGCCTGGCAGGAAGAGCACAGCGCGCTGCGCTGCGTAATCTCGATCGGCTCGCCGCACTCCCGGCAACCGGCGCCGCCCTGGACAAGATTGGCAAGCGGAATGCCGAACGCATTTGCAACGATCTCGATGTCCGCAAGCGTCGCAGCCGGGTCCGCGCCTTCAATCTGATCGATAACGGTTACGGACAGGCCGCAATGCTTCGCAAGATCGACATGGCTCCAGTTGCGCGTGACGCGGTGCAGCCTGATTAGATCTCCAACGAGACGGTTGACGTTGTTGCTTTTCCCCACTGATTTGCCCTCTGTTAATCTTCCTTGAAAACCTGATCAGCCTTAAGCCCGGTTTCCTGTTCAAAAATCTCCCGGCACCGGTCGTACATCAGGCTGAACTTGACCGAGCTCATGCGGTGCAACGCAACGGATTTGGGGACATATATGTCAATGTAATCCCCATTCGGTTCCGCCTGGGCGTGCGCGCCGGCCGCGCCAAAGGCTGCCCTGAGCATGACCGTCAGAAACTCGGCATCCAGAATCTCGCCGGTCTCGGGATTCGCAATCGGTATCCGCGAGGAAAGTTTCCGGTGTCCGGCCGCCATTTGCAGCCGCTTGCGGAAGTTCGTCAGATCGTGGAAATGCCATCGATCCTTGTCCGGCCAGTAATTGAACCACGCGCGCACCTCGGCATGATACCGCTTGAGCTGTTGCCAGCTGCGGTCCGTTTCCTTCATGTTCAGCGGGGCGTCGCAGATTGGGCAGTGAGTGAGAGGCGGACGCTCATCAACGTCCGCACTCTCGGCCGCTTCGCCATCCCCGCTATGGTCCGCCTGCGGCATTTCTTATTTCCGTCTCCTCATGAAATCTTCTTCATGTTCTTTTGCGTGACATTTAGGACATCGCCATTTAACCATTAACGGTTTCGAGTAATCTTCATGATGTCCATGAACACGCTTGTTCGATCCGCAAATTCCACAAGGTTCTCGTATAAGTCTTCCATCACGGATAGCATTTGATACAGCACTTCTGGCTCTATATTTTTCAACATGCTTAAGGCGATACTCCCTCGGTTTATTGGGATTATTTTTTATCCACCTTTTGCCAACTTCTGCTGCATTAGCCCTTCGCTTTGGCTCTTTTGCACGTTCACGATCATAAGCTCGGATTGCGTCAATGTTTTTTTCTCTGTGGGCTTTAACCCTTAACTTGACGCAATCCTTGCATTTATTCAGATGACCATCGGCCATCATCTTGTGTTTATAAAACTGATCAAGCGACTTGAGCAGTTTACACTCTCTACAATACTTCTGATCCATGCCGTCCAGTCTAGCAGACTAGACGGCTAAGTCAAAAGGGATTTTGTCATCCAATGGCTGTCCCGGAGCAGGTTGTTTCGGCTGCTGTCCCTGCTGCGGATATTGCTGTTGCGGTGGCGGCGCGGCTTGGCCCTGCCCATTGTAGTACTGAGCCGGAGCGGGCTGCTGGTAGCCCTGCTGCGGCGGCTGCTGATAACCGCCCTGCGGCGGCTGGTAAGCCTGCTGCTGGGGCATCTGCGGCCGACGCACGCGCACCGCGGGCACACGCTTGCCCTGGAAATCCACCATTTCCTGATAGAGCTCGACCGCCATGCGCGGCCATGCTTCAACGTTTTCGCCAAGAAATTCTGAGATCCTGGCAGCGTTGGTCTTGTTCAAAACAAGTCCTTTATCGCCCATTTCATTGAAAATCAGGATCGGCTTGCTCGACTTACTGCCATTATCATTGATCTCCTGCATTTCGAGGCGATTAATGGTCAGCACGCGCGGCTGCGGAAAGTCATCGGCCTTCAGATAATTGGCCGGGAACAGTGAATTGATCGACGTCATCTCGTTTCATCTCCGTTCGGTTGCAGTTTCAGTTGCAGATCAAGTGCAGTTGCAGTCTTCTCACTTCCAGCGCAATGAAAGTGCTTTGTCTCGTGCTATGAGACGGGCTCCTGGAATGGCCTGTTCCAATGTAAGAACTTGATCAGTCTCGAGCAAAGTGCGCTCCAGTTCAAGCGCTTTTCTGAGTTCAACCTTGTCGATCTTCTTTTCTGGCGGTGGTGGTTGCCTCCAGAGCACAGCCGGAATTCCGGCTTCGTCCATGATCTCGATCTCGTCCTGCTGCGCGCGCAGACTGACGGTCGCCAGCGGGCAATGCAGCGGCTTGGTCATGCCGGTTGCCTTGTACGTGCTTTCCAGCAGCCTCTTGATCTTGTCGGTGCGCTGCTCGATCCGGCTTTTGCGATCTTTCAGGCCGTCGATGTGCATGTCTATCGCCTGCATTGCCATGAGATCTGCGCCCAGCTTGAGCAGCACCTGATCGACGGCTTCGACAAGACCTGTCTCGCTCTCGACAAGATCGCTCTGCAGCTGCTCGTCGTCTTCATTCTCAGCAAGCAGCGCTTTCAGCTCGGCGAACAGGCGCCGGACGTGTTCGGCCTCTTGCGTGACGACGTGCGCAAATGATCCGTTTGGCGGCTTCATGATTCTTCTCCAACATCAACAAGTTCGAAATCATTGCTCAAAAGAGTTTCGATGGGGTGCCGGTCGTTGCCGTATTTGTTGAACGGGCCGAGGCCAATCCCTTGAATTGCCGATTTGAGAACGCCGCGAGCAGTTTCCTTATTCGTCGGTCCAGAAACATGCACGCGTCGGCGCACAGTCACAGTGACATCGAATTCATAGGTTGGCGGCTTCATCTTTTCTCCTGTTCTGAAAGTGCCCACGGCATTTTTTCGCGAAATGCCTTTTCCTTTGCCCAGCACTGCAAGGCCGGATCGAGGCGGCGCATCATGTTAAATCCTGCCGTGATGATCGCGGCCATGATCATGGCCGCGAGAATGCCGGAAATCGCGCCGGCATATACAAGGGCGCTTTGTGCTCGGCTGAGATAGCCGAGCACACTCAGAAGGCAGATCAGGAAAAATAGTGCCGCCAGAAAGCAGGCCGTAACGGTGAAGATGATGAAATGAATGATATCGCCGTGAATGCTCCGATACTGGACGCGATATATTGTATCCATCGAAACGCTGCGAACGATCTGCCGCTGCCGCTTCTGCGCTTCCGAGCGCGGCAGTGCATGGAAAGTCATTTTCCTGATCGGCGCTGCATTCATGGTTCCGGCCCGCGACAAGTCCTTACCCGTCGTTTGATTCCGGAACGGCGCCTCATGAAAAATACCAGCGATGGGGCTGCCGTCCCGGTACGCATTGCTTGGACGGTCTTTATTCCAGATTCGAATTTTGCTGACAAGTGCAAAAATTCGTTTTGCGAATTAAACCTAACTCGTGATAATTTGGCCACATAGATAGGCAGAATGCCCCCTTGTGAGAAATTCGAATTGCGAATAGATAAAGATCATGTCTGATTGTACCGAGTTTGAGCGGCAACGGCGTTCGCGGCGCGAGCGCCTGGATCCGGCAAAAAGTGTCGTCAACAAGTTCAAGCGCTATGATCCGGATAAGAAGCGCTGGGTCAACGGTGAATATGTCCTTGCCGAACGGATGGGCTGCAGTCCATCGCGCATCCTGCGCTGGATGTATTCTGCCGATAGCGCCGATGGCGGGCGAACACCGGGAACGGGCGGGCTGATTCCTGCTCGTCGGCATCCGGAGCTGTTGCGTATCGCGGCCGATCTGGGCATTAAACTGGAGCAGAGGGATCTGTATCCGCGTTTGCCGGTCGTATCCTGAGTATTGTACTGCGTCTCTGTTGCGTTGAAGCGGGCATGTGCCTGCAGGATCAATTCATTCACGAGGCGTTATGTCCGAGACTATCGAGCAGGAGCCATTTTCTGAAGAACGCTTTCGCGAATTGTGGGAAAGCGGCATGCGCGCGAAGGATATCGGCGCAATCTTCGGCAAGACCAAATCAGCCATCACGGGGTATCGCAAGCGGCTGGATCTGCCGCCCAGATTGCGATCGCCGCGACCGCGATTCGAACAGGTCAGGATGCCGGAGCCGGAATTCGGCAAGGGGATTTCATTCGAAGAGATGGCCGATAACAGGCGGGCATGCAAATGGCCTGTCACACTCGGCTCGCCGTTTCGTTTTTGCGGCGCCAAGCGGAAGACTGGTGCGCCTTACTGTGAGTATCATCACAGAGAGGCGCATCCGCCAGGCGCCGCATAAAGGCCGGCACCAATGGGGGCGATGGTGTCATGAAGGCAAGCCCGTAACGGAATGAGGGACTAACATGAAACGAATTCTGACAGCAGCAATGTTCGCGATCACGATGATCGCGTCGGCATTTGGTGCGGATGTTTACGACAAGCGGCTTGAGCAGACGGCTGATGTGCCTGGACATGGTTATTTTCAGGGGCTGTCTGTCGGCGTTCAGGCCGGTGGCCAGTTCTCTGCGATCGATATCGATGCCAGTCCGGCGTTCAGTTTCGACGGCATTAGTTCTGACGGTGTGATCGGCGGCATTAATGGCGAATATCTGTTCTCATCCGGTGCAATTCGGTTCGGTCCTTATGTCGAGGGCGGCTGGAGCAATGTGAATACCGAGATCGGTGTCGGCGGAACGAAATTTGATGTCCTGAAACAGAATTATTATGTCAATGGCGGGCTCAAGGCTGGTGTTGCTCTTGACCGGGCGCTGATCTTTGGCCGTGTCGGGTATGAACGAGCATTCTGGGAAGCCAGCAATGGATCTAGCAGCGTTGACGTCGACGCGGATTCGCTGGTGTTCGGCGGCGGCATCGATTACATGATCGGCGCCAACGCATCGCTGGGCGTCGGCCTAGACTATCTGTGGCTGGACAACGTTGATGTCGATGGATCCAGCGTTAACCTGACTCCTTTTCTCGACGACTCTGAAGCGTTTCGCGGAATGGTTCGACTGAATTGGCGACAATAAGCCTGATCATTCGGTAAAAATAATGCCCGGCTGCTGGCAGCGGCCGGGCGGAATATCGCAGATCCTCATCGCAATGCAAAAAGTACAGAAGAACTCGGGGATTGTAAATGCGATATGTTTGGCACGGGCTGTGGTTCATGCCGGCCATGCTGGCTGCCGCGGTTGCATGGGGCGTTTCGGCAACGGCAAATATACGTTTCGGGCTCTCGCTCGGGACGGATGACGCGTTCAGCTTATTCTTTTTCCAGATCTCAACGGCACAGGTCTATTCGTCCGCGTCGATCGCGTTCGATATCCTGAAGACGTGCACGCCGTTCGCGCTCGTTGCCGCATGGCAGGCGGGAATGCGCCGGGCAAGTCTGGCGCTCGTGATCGCGCTGGGCGTCAGCGTCATCTGGTCTCTGAGCTCTGCGCTCGGTTTCGCGGCCATCAGCAACAGTGCGGCGACGGATCTGCGCGGCAAGGATGTGCTTACCTGGGAGAAGCTGACAGATGAAATCAGCCGGCTTGAAGAGCGTCGGAAATGGATTCCGGAAGCCAGGCCGCTCGCCGCGGTCGAGGCCGATCGGATCGGTATGGAGCAGCATTATCTGTTCGGACAGACGGAGCAGTGCCGAAACGCTACGCTGACCGATTCGATCCAGCATTGCCGCACCTGGCGCGCGCTCAAGGTGGAAGAGGCGAACGCTGCTGAGATCGTCAAGCTCGACGAAAGTCTGGCAGCGAAGCGCAATGAGCTGCGGGACACGCCGAAAGTATCATCGGAGAGTCCGCGCGATGAAATGCTCGCCTATGCCACCGGTTATGAAAAGCGCACGATCTCGACCGGCTATGGGGTTTTCTTCGCGCTGATGATCGAGGCCGTGGCGACATTCGGTTTCTGGTCGTTCTGCCAGGGCTATGGCGCGGCAACGCGGCAGCAAGCTCGGGTAATTCCCATTGAAATCAAGCCGGTAGAACAAGCAGAAAAAATATCTGAAGAACCGCTTGAAATTTCGATAAAAGAGACGGAACCTAATGCTCCGCAGATTCTCGAGTCGGTCCGGCCTGAAAAGGTGCATAGGCTGCAGCTGGCTGTCGTGCCCAGAAAACTGATCGGAAATATCGAGATCGACAAGGTTACACTCATGTGGATCAAGTCGCGCATGGATCGGGTTGACGTGGATCGAAATGGCGGTGCGGCGCATGTTCTGCATGCTGATTATATTGCGTTCTGCAAATCCCTGCCTGAGCCGATCGAAGGCGTGAACGTCAGCCAGCTGGGCAAGTCCGTATGCAGGCTGAAGATCGCCATGAAGCGGACCAGTGAGGCGGCGTTGTGGGGTTTGCGGCTGAAGGCTGAAGCCGCCAAGGCGGCATAAGAAGATGGTTGGAGGGCTGCTCTGCAGCCCTGCCAATCCGTGTTTCTGGTTGGGTAATTGATGGGGCCGTATGGCAGCGGCCTTGAGAAAATCTGGCAATTCGGATCTGTGGCGGATCCTCGTTGCATTCGGCGTCCAACGAATCGCAAAGGGTTACAAGGGTTGCGCTCTTTAAACCGCAAAGGATTTCGTTCTATGAAACTGTATAGCTCACCTGCTTGTTCTCCACAAGCACATTTATCACTTGTGGAAATCCCGCAAAATTACCGGATTCGTGGCTGGCTTGTGATTGACACGGGCCGAATCGCCAGACTGTTCCGGCCGGATCCTTCGGACTTCGATCCTCCGCCGTCATTTTCTTCGGCCATGCCTGTGCCGAATGTGGATGACCTGCGGGGGGTGGCGTGATGCTGAAGAAAGTCCTTCCTGACGAGGTTGCTGGCCCGCAATCCTATATCGATCTACGGCGAACGATATGGGCGCTGGACGTGCCAGTTCCGGTCAAGCTGATCGCGCTCGCTATCATCGAACATATGAAGCCGGGCAGGATGACGGCTTGGCCGTCAAGGGAACGTCTTGCGCTGATGTGCCGGATGCCTATGCGCACGTTCGATCGGCATTTTCCTGCAGCCAGAGAGCTCTTCGCCTATGAGCATCGCGACGGAAAGACCATGATGTTCAGGGCAAAGGTTCTTGATGCAGCAGCAGAGATAGTCCTTTTGTGGCCGGAAAGAAAAAATGATGGGTCTGCCAAATTGGCAGAGGGTGATGGGTCTGCCAAATTGGCAGAGGGTCAAAATGATGGGTCCGCCAATTTGGCAGAGACCGGGGTCCGCCAATTTGGCAGAGGGGGGTCCGCCAATTTGGCAGAGGGGGGGTCCGCCAATTTGGCAGACCGAAGAGACTATGAAGAGACTATGAAGAGATCATTTGAAGAGGTAAACCGGACCCACACGCAAAGCGTGTGTGAGGAAGGAACTTCACTCAGCCGAAGGAAGACTCTTGTGGATAGGGCCGCTAATTCGGAAAACGAACAAAGGTTAACGGATAATTCGAAAAACGAACAAAGGTTAACGGACGATGTTGACAATTCGAAAAACGAATTGCATGTTCCTCTTCCTAATGAGCATATGGACAAGCGCGTTCAGGATGCCGCGTTCGCCTATTACCGGAGTCGTGCCGAAGAAGCTGGCCTGCGGCAGGTTCCGCGGACTCTGGGGCGGGCTGGATCTGTTCGCCGGCGCGGCATTGCCACTTGCATCAGGGAGTGCGGCGGGCTGCAGGGCTGGCGGGAGGCTGTTGATCGGATCATGCGATCGAGCTGGCTGACGGGAAAGACGAGTGATTGGCAGGTGGATCTGGACTGGCTGTTTCGGGGCCGCAATCTCGAGAAGGTTCTCGAGGGGAAATATGATAGCCGAGGCGGCGCTGAGTCCGGTAGCAAGAGCCGGTTCGTGGTGGAATGTGAGGATGGCGAGGTTGTGAATTTTTCTTAGCGTGCTGGGCGGGCCATGAAGACAGCGTTCGAAATTTGTCAGGAAAACGGAATCGTGCTTCGGGACTACAGCCGGAAGCATCACTACTGCACCTGTCCGAAGTGTTCGCCTTATCGCAAGCCGCAAAACCGGAAAAAGAAATGCTTGCATGTCGACGTGAATGACAAGGGCGTGCGCTGGTTCTGCAATAACTGCGGCGGGCATGGGTATGCGTTTTACGATCCGACGCATGGCGGCGCCGGGCATAGCGAATATGTGGGCCGGGTGATCGAGCGACCGGCCGGACGGGTGATCGAGCGGCCGGAAAAGGTGATCGGCCGCATGCTGAACTACAAGTCCGGCCGGATGATTCAGCGGCCGTTGCGCAGAACGATAACGGGCGGATGGGTATGATTACGGCAGAAGAGGCATTCAGCGCGCGCGCCCTCGATCTGGAAGTCGCCATAGAATGCAGGGCTGATTTTGTGAACGGCCAGTTCCGGTTCGCTTATGTGAAGGGCGGCGAGCTGAAGTTCACGAAGATTCGCGATCAGGCCAAGACCTATCACTATATCGAGCCGTCCGGCGTCGATCTGTTCCTGTGGGGCATTGACGATCTCGCTGACGTGCCGGACGGTACGGATGACGCGCTGGTGATTACCGAGGGGGAGCCGGACAGGATCGCAGTGATTCAAGCGCGCGCCGGTGTGCATTGTGTCAGCGTGCCGAATGGCGGTACGCCGCCCAGCGACAGGAGCTCGCGTCAGATCGCTGTCGGCGATGACAAGGGGTTTTCCTATCTCTGGGACGAGAACGAGCGGCTGATTCCGGAGATCGACAAATTCAAGAAGATCATTCTGTGGACGGATGATGATGAGGTCGGATTGCGGCTGCGTGATGAGCTGGCCTTGCGGATCGGCGAAAGTCGCTGCTGGTATATACCGCCAATGGCCTGGATCGAAAGCGAGGGCCGGTATGCCAAGGATGCGAATGATGTGCTGGTCTGGTGGGGTTCTGAGGGCGTCAGGCGGCTGCTGGCGAAGGCCGCGCCCTTGCGGCCGGGGCGGCTGCTCAAGCCGTCAGAGCTGCCGCCGCGCCAGTTTGAGCATATTTACACGACGGGATGGAGCTGGCTTGACGGGAGTATGAAGCTGAAGCGGCCGGAGCTGGTTGTCGTGACTGGCATACCGGGGCATGGCAAGGGGACATGGGCTCGCTCGCTTTGCTGCAATATGGCTGAGCGTCATAGCCTGCGCACGGCGCTGCTGACGCCAGAGGATCCGCCACACGTGGTCAAGCGCGGGCTGATCCGCTTTGCGCTACGAAATAAGACGCAGGCGACGGAAGAGGAACGCGAACTTCAGCAGGCCGAAGCGATTGAATGGGTTGACGAGCATTTCCGAATTTCGCTGCCGCCTGAAGATGAAACGATCACGATGGATTTCGTGAAATCCGAAATGGCCTCGGCGGCGCTGCATCACAATTGTCAGATTTTCGTGCTGGATCCGTGGAATGAGGTCTCGCATGATTACGGGCGGCGCAATATCACGCAATATGTCGAGCAGACGCTGGTTGAGCTGAAGCAGCATGCGCGCCGGTATGGGCTGATTCTGATCATCGTCGCGCATCCGAAAAAGCGCGACAAGGAGGGCCCGCCAACGCTGTATGACATCAGCGATTCGGCGCACTGGTTCAACAAGTGTGATCATGGCGTCGTTATTCATCGCGCAACGCTTGGCGGGGATGATGACAAAAAGCTGTTCAAGAAGCTTTCTCCGAAGTCGAAAATCATAGTTGCGAAGTGTAAGGATCATGAGACCATGGGCGAACCTGGAGAGGTTTTGACCAAATTCGACAAGCTCAAGTTCGATTATATCGAGGTCAAGGAAAAGGCGGCAGCGTAATGGGAATGGATCTTAGGGATTACCAGAGGGAATGTCTGGCGGCGGTCGGAAAGTCCTATTCCGAGGGGTATCGGGCGCCGCTGGTGTCCATTCCGACGGGCGGCGGCAAGACGATCGTTTTTGCCAAGCGTGCCGAGCAGGCGCTCGGTGAAGGCCGCGGCCGGGTGGCCATTATGGCGCATCGGAAAGAGCTGATCGACCAGGCTGTCGACAAGATCCATCAGGCGACCGGTTTGCGGGCCGGGGTCGAGATGGGCAAGTTCCGGGCACTACCGTCGGATGATATCGTGGTCGGCAGTGTGCAGACGTTTATGAACCGGCATCCGGCCGGCAATCCATTTCATGATCTGGTGATCGACGAGGCGCATCATGCGATCGCCGATAACATTTATGGCAGCGTGGTCGACAATTTCCGGCCGCAACGGTTGCTCGGCGTGACGGCAACGGCCTATCGCGGGGATAAGCGCAGCCTGAACAGTCTGTTCGACGATACGCCGTACACGATCAATATCCTGGACCTGATCGAGCGCGGGTATCTGTGCGACGTGAAGGTGAAGACGCTGCCGGTCGAGATCGATCTGTCGACCGTGAAGACCTATATGGGGGATTTCTCCGAAAGCGGCCTGGGTGATGTTCTCGAGCCGATGCTGGACGAGCTGGCGCGGATCATCGATGAGGATTATTCGGATCGCAAGATCCTGACGTTCTGTCCGCTGCGCGATACGTCGCGGCTGTGGACACAGGCGCTGCAGGCGCGCGGTCTGCCGGCCGAGCATGTCGATGGCGAGAGTCCGGACCGGGCCGAGATTCTGGAGGCGTTCAAGAAAGGTGAAATCCGGTTCCTGTCCAATGCCTCCCTGCTGACCGAGGGGTATGACGAGCCGTCGATCGATTGCGTGCTGATCCTGCGGCCGACGCGCAGCCGGGTGATGATGGCCCAGATGGTCGGTCGCGGGACGCGGCTGTTTCCGGGCAAGAAGGATCTGCTGGTTCTGGATCCGATGTTCACATGTGAGAAGCACAACATCCTGTCGCCGGCCGATCTGGCAGCCGAGACCGATGCTGATGCGGCCGGCATCAGCGATCTCATGGAAGAGGGCCGCACGCTGGCCGAGGCGGCGAAGCAGCTGAAGGAAAATCGGCGCATGAAGCTGGCCGATCAGTTGCGTGAGGCCAGCACGCGATCGCCATACGAGAAGAAGCTTGCCGAGCTCTCGATCCTGCTCGGCGATGAGGATCTCGGGGATTGGGAGCCGACAGCCTTCTGGCATACGCAGCAGGCATCCGATCGGCAGATGGAAGTGCTGAAGAACATGGGCGTCGATCTGGACCTGATCCAGAACAAGGGGCATGCCAGTCATGTGCTGGATTGCCTCATGAAGCGCAGGGACAACCAGCTGGGGACGCTGAAGCAGGTCCGGTATGCGCGGCGCCTTGGTCATCCTGAGCCGGAGCGCTTGACGTTTCAGCAGCTGAGCGCCTGGATCGATCAGAATCAGCCGAGTGCGCATCGCGGCCGGGGCGGGTATCAGCCAGCCGGGCGGGTGATTGCATCGTGAGGCGGTTTCACAGGGGGGAAATCTGAGTGGCGAAGCGGCAGGGGCAAACGGCGCAGGTGCGCTATGTGGCGGTGGATCTCGAATCAAGCCGGTTCCTGTTCCGGCCGGAGAAGGAACATATCTTCCGGCCGCGGCGGGGCTCGACGATCGAGCATGCCTGGAAGATCGGCCGGCTGGACTATGTTCAGCAGCGCGCCTGGACGCTGTTCATTCGCATGGTCATGGATGCAGCCGGCGTGAGCGGGCCGGTGACGTCGGCCTATTCGGAAATGATCGATATTACCGGCCAGGGCGCGTTCAATGCGCCGACGGCCTATTCGAATGAGCCGCTCGTTCTTTTTGAGTATCTGATGGATCGGCATCTGAGCAGGAAGGAACGCGCGCTGCTCAAGGATCTGCTTTATGACGAGCTGACGCGGCCGGGCATTGTCGGGCTTGATCGGATCGGTTTCATATTCGCCGGCTACAAGGATGATGCGCAGGCGCGCGCTTCCGGTATCGGTGTGATCCTTTGCCTGCTCGATCGGCTCGATGAGTTCTTCAAGCATCATGCACATGTCGAGCGTTTTGAGCGGGCTGAGCGCGCGCAATCCGCCATGCTCAAGCCCGTTGGAAAAAATGCAAAAAAGACGCTTGTCAAGGCGTGATTTTTTCGATATGACTCGAATCCATGGGGACAATTGCGCCTACTGTCAACCGCTAGAAAATTCCAACATCTCAAAAAACCATTAGTGAGCAACGGTTTTCTAAGCGCCGAGGTCAGCAGTCGTGTCTGTCCCATCGATGGCTTATCGATGACTAATCGGATTTCATGTCCGAATTCAGTTGAACCATTTTCCTGTAATCCGGATGCGTTCGAGTAATTGTTGCGTGTGTTCGAGTAGCGAGTTTTTGTGCCTTGTGGCGTAACGCTTTTCGAAGTCTCGTAATGCGTCTTCGGGCAGTGAGAGTATAACGGATTCGTTACTGTCCGAGGCGTTCGGATCTTGTGCACGGTTCGGACGCCCACCGGATATCAACCTGAGTTTGTTGTTTGTGGTCATACTCGTTCTCCAGTTACGCAAGCAAAAGGGACCGGCAGCAGGTGTGTTTTTCCTGCTGCCGGCTGATCATGCAGCATTCCTTGCTGCGGTGAGTTTGGTTGAAGTGCCGTTGCCTTCGGCTTTCACCTTGCCCTGCTTGATCCAGTCTTTGAACCATTCATGGAATGTGCTGGGGCTGACGTCAAGATGGTCAGCCAGCGCCCGTCTGGATATGACGAGCACCTTGCCAGGCGAGTTCCAGATCATCATCTGGATGGTGATCAGGGCGCGATCCTTGGTCATCTTGCCGGCTGGTTCCGGCTTGTTGATCGGATCTGTGATTGCAGGCGTAATGGTCTTTGGCCGGGTTTTGCCCTTACGGTCCTTCCACCATCTGGCGAGAAGGGTTCCGGCATCGCTTGAGAACATGGCGACGATCTCGGTCAGGACGATGGCGAGAAATGCGGCGATCATTCCTGTCCATATCGCGACCTGGGCCTGGTCCGCTCCGGTGAGAGCGGCGAGGCTATTCGAGGCGCCAACGGCGTTGACCGGCACGGCATCGGCTTTCTGGCCGGCCGCGGCGATCTGGGCTTCGAGATGATCGCGCCTCTTGGCCATCCCGAGCCGTTCCAGGAACTTGTCCGCTTCGCCTATGAGCGTTTCGCAGTTCGATCCGCATCCGCCGCGCTTGGCTTCACGGTCTGCTGCGTCCCGTTTTTCCTTTTCGAGTTTGGTCAGGGCTGCCATGCCTGACGTCTCGGAGATCAGGGAAAGCTCCTTGCGCATTCTTTCGATCTCCGAGCGGGCGTCGGCGACCGTCGCGGTGCGCATTTGCGATTCGAGCAGACGGGTTGTCTGCATTTCGAGAAGATAGGATGTTGCCGCGATAATGGACATTACCACGGCAGTCATCCATGCCAGCCTGCGTTTCATCGTCCATCCGCCAAGCGCGGCGGACATGACCGGTACGATGATTTTCACGCAGTCGGCAAGGCCGAAGACCAGCGCCATGCCTGCGCCGATCGTCAGCCCGAACGTGACGTTCATGTATAGCGATGCCGAGCCCGCGGCGATCGCCAGCATGAGACATGTCACGCCTCTTGCCAGGGTCCACATGAAACCTCCTTTCGGTTTGTGGTCTGGTTGAACCTGCTTCGCGGCAGGATTGGTGTTATCAGCCTGAGAGCTGGGCGGCTCCATGCTGTTATTGGTTACGCGGAAAAGGCTTTGATCAGATTTTCGACGGCCTCCAGCCGTTCCCGGCTGGTTGTGACGTGGCCTTTCAGGGTTGATTCAATCGTCTTGACGAAATGCTGCAGGGACGTTTCGCGCACGGCCTCGTGTTTCGAGATCAGTGCGGTGTGAATGGCCACTTCGATGTCCACCCATTGCGGTTCGAGGCCGGCCATTTCATCGGCTTGGGTTTTCTGGGATGTCAGGTCTTCTTTTGCTGTATCCGTCATTGACATTTGTTTCCTCTCTGGAGCCGCCCATCGAAACAATCTGTTGAGGTTGCTTTGATGGGCGGGCCGCATAATGCGGCCCGTAGAATTTTTGTGTTATTCGCCATAGCCAGAGCCATAGCCATCGCCATCGCCATAGCCATAGCCAGAGCCATAGCCATAGCCATCGCCATCGCCATAGCCATAGCCAGAGCCATAGCCATAGCCATCGCCAGAGCCATAGCCATAGCCATAGCCATAGCCAGAGCCATAGCCATCGCCATAGCCATAGCCAGAGCCATAGCCATAGCCAGAGCCAGAGCCATAGCCATAGCCAGAGCCAGAGCCATAGCCATAGCCAGAGCCAGAGCCATAGCCAGAGCCAGAGCCATAGCCATAGCCATAGCCATCGCCATCGCCATAGCCATAGCCAGAGCCATAGCCATCGCCATAGCCAGAGCCATAGCCATAGCCAGAGCCATAGCCAGAGCCATCGGCTTTTATTGCGATCAAAAGCCGATGTTGTTCGTTTTTATCGAGTTTCGGCAGAATGGTTTTAATTGGCATCGCCGCTGCAATTGGCCAAATTCTGTCGATGACCTCATTCACGCCATCGAGACAGAGATTGCCTTTAATGAGGTCATCGCGGGTGATTATGAGGTCATCCATCGGATTAAGCCTCCATCCATTTCGCCCATGCGACTTCGGTGATATCGAAAATAGCAGTGATATCGTTGAGCATTGATATGTCAGCAGGTAGAGAAATTTTGCTGTGCTGTGTCGGGCCGGAATGAGCTAGTTCCATGACGCCGTTGGACGTGCCCCAGCGGATGGCCATTTTGGCTTGTTTGAGGGGCATGCATTTTGCGCTCATGTCTTGGTCGTCAGGAACGAGGCCGGCAAAGACGCCGCGATGTTGTGTGGTAATCAAAACTGGTTTCATATGATTTCTCCGTTGATTTCGTGTTTGGGTTCTCACCCATCGAAACGGCTGATCGGCCGCTTTGAAAGGTGGCCCGCTATGGGGCCGAGGTTAGCCGGGGATGGTGTATCCGCGGCGTTTCAGATCGAGCAAGAATGCATCAAGTGTGCTCTCGTCGATTGACAGCCAAATGGTCAAGAAGAATCGGGTCGCTCGGTACTTGACGTGATCCGAGCAGCCGTTTTCGCCTGTGCATTTGGTGTAAGTGTGCCAAGCGAGGTACTTGATTACTTCGACTTTTTCTGCAGGTGTCATCGTCAGTTCCTCCTTTGCTCTACTGATTCACGTTCATGAAGGGCGGTCCGCCTTGTTGAGAGCTTCGACGAATGCGGGCAACGTTTTTTCGATTTTGCTGAAGTTCGACATATTCGTCCTCCTGGTTGGGTCTGCCCTTGTGAGTCCGGTGTGAAAGCCTTCTGAAGGACCATCCCGAAGGATGGCCCAGCAGGTTATTCCGGCGCCAGTTCGAAATCGAACCAGTGATTGCTGTGATGCTTCGCGCTGCCCTTGAGTGTTTCGGGGTTGTATCTGAACTTCGCGTCGGTCTTGACGGCAAAGTCGAGGTAGCGTTTTACGTTTTCATCAGCGACCGTTTCGCCCCTGAATCCGTTCTCGAGCGTGAAGCTCTTGATGTTCCGAATTCGCGGAATGAACTTGTGCAGCCGGTTTTTTGCGATCGTCTTCATCGCGTTCCTCCTGGTTGGATGGTCCGTCAGAAGGCTTTCGGTGCGCTCCATTCAAGGGCAGCCCGCGGGGGCTGCCGCAAGAGGGTTAGTCGTCGTTCCCGGTCACTGACCATTCGCCGATCGAATTGCCGTTCTCGTCGCGGATGATGCCGGATAAGAAGCCATATCTATCTCGCATCGTGTCCGAAACTTCTTGTAGAATGCGTGCGATTTCGGCGGTGCGTTCTTCGTCGTTCTCGCCGAATGCGGCATTGTCAGTGCTGAATTTGAGATTGAACATAGTCTTTCCTCTCGTTTCGAGTTGCCCTTGGATGGAGCGCTTGCATCTCCCTTCAAGGACAGCCCGAAGGCTGGCCAGGAGGGTCATTCGCAGAATACGATCTTGTCGCCGATCTCGATCGTCACGAGCCATGACAGGTTTCGTTTCTGGATTGCGGCTGCGTCGCCGGTCACTTCGTCAAGCTTGCAGCCGAGTGAGTTGATCAGGATTGCTGAGAGCATGGGATATCCTCCGTTCGATCTGCCCTTGAAGAGAGATGCATAAGCGAAAGCCTTCAAGGAACGACCAGTAAAGGCCGTCCCGAGAGGGGTTAGTAGCCGTATCGGTAATCGTAGGCCGTGCAGTACGCATCGAAGTCGCCATTCTCGCGAGCAGCCAAGCGCCGATCTTCTGCCGCTTCGTCCAAGCGCTTTAAATGGCTTTCGCGAACCTTGCCGCTACCCTTGCATGCGGCGCAAGGCTGGTCATACGCGCCGCTGAAATAGTCTTCGGCAAAGTCGGGGTCTTCTGCGAAATCTTCGGCGGTAAGGCCATGTGCGTCGATGTTTGGATTAACGCAATGTCCATCTCCGCTGCATGCTGGGCAAATTTGCCAACGGTCATTAGTCATTATCAGTCCTCCAAGGGGTTCAGATCATTCCTTGAAGGCTTTCGCTTATTGCTTAAGGGTGTCGCGGCGATCGCCTATCCAGAGCCTTTCATGATTATAGTATAGCACGTCTTGTGTGTTTTGCAAGACACAATGTACAATTATTTTTTATTATTGACGTGCATATGGTGCATACCTATCTTGTGATCATGAGACAAGACATAAGCATTACCATTCGCATTTCAGAGAAGCATCTGAGATATCTGGACAATTTACGCCGTATGGAGCCGGGTCAGGTTCCGTCTCGTTCCGAGATGGTCAGGCTTTTGATCGATCGTGATGCTGATCAGCGTGCCGATCTGGCCCCGCATCTGGAATGGGGCGAGCTGGTTGAAAATGTGGGGGGCTGATGCCGTATCTGATCGGCAATATTCCGTACATGAATTGTTATGTGCGCCGTGAGTATACCCGGAACTTGCGGGACCGGCATGGCCAGTACATCCCTGCTATAGCGTATGGCGTGCGCTGTGTGCGTGGAAGCAGTCTCTGGTTTCAGTGCATGTTCTGTGAGCCGGAAGACGCGGCCGAACCGAACGATGTTGGCGGCGCAAGTTTTTTCCTGCCGATCGAGGCGCTGGTGCATCGGCCCTGTGAGAAGCCGGACAGCATGGATCTGATTCAGCCGTGGGATTGCTTTTCATCGGATTTCGGCGTGGTCGAGTTTGATTTCGTCAAGCGCGGCGCGGTCTATGTCTTGCCGGACCGGATCGAGGGGCAATATCAGTTTACGATCGATTTTTCTGGAACGGATCTCGCCGATGATCCGGAGCAGCACAAGTGCTTGCACGTCTGTTTTCTTGATGGGGGTCTGATCGGCGCATTTCCGAACAACAGGCTGTTGTGGCGGGATGATGCGTTCTGGAAGCTGATGGATCAGAAGCCGGATTTTGTCAGTCTGGCGCCGGAATTCAGGGCCGAAGGGCATCAGCATATCGTTCAGAACGATTTTAGGCTGGGCGGAGAAGGTAGAGATGAGCAGGTCGTTTCCGAAGAAGAACTTGTCTGGCCGCGGCGCACAAAACAGCAGTCGGCGAGTTCCTAACCGGGCCTTGTGTGATTCGGATTGGAGCTGGGAAGCGCCGGCGCGTGTGCCGAGCCAGTCAGTTCTGGTCGATGATGAACTCGATCCGGTTTTCTCCGGTTTGTATGACGCCAGTGGCGAGCCGATTTATATCGTCCGGCGCGGGATCGGGTTCTTGAAATTCAGGGAATAGGGCGCTGCCTGGCGGCGCAGTCAGGGAGCAAATCATGAGTCATCGTTTTACGGCGTCGTTTGTGTCGACGGGTTTGACGGCCGCGGCTGTCATCAATTTTTTCAGCATGCTGGCGTCATCCGAATCGCGTGTCGAGATCGAGGAAATCTCGCTGTATGCGCGTTCGACCGAGGTGGCGCCGGCGGCGATAGGCGTTGAGCTATGGCGCGGCTCGACGGGCGGCAGTACCGAGGCGGCGATTACGCCGGTGAACTATGATGGGTGGCCCGGCCAGGTCTCGCCAGTCACGGCGGTCAATGGCGCGACGACAGCGGCGCTGAGCACGACGAGTGCGGAACGGCTGTATGCTGGCGGGTTTGTCGAGAACCAGTTCTGCTTCAAGCCGCCCAGCGGCCGTGGTCCGGTCCTCGATGTCTCGCAGCGTTTTCACATCCGTGCGGACAATGCGGTCGTGAGCATGAACGGCTCGATCACGTTCCGTGAGATCGGCAAGGTTCCCAGCTGAGCTTGTGGACAAGCCTGATTTCCGGGCGACGAATCGTTCGCAATGTTCGAAAATCGAACTATGATGCGCTCTCATGAAACGAGGTCTGGCTGCGCGGGTGTAGCTGTGACGTTGGGAATTCGGGGCAATCCGACTTTCCTGGGCGAAGGTGATGCGCCCGGCCGATGGGAAATGACCGGCGATGTTTTCAGCACGGTCAATGAAGCGAAGGCGCGCGCGGCCGGGGTGGCCGGCGTGCTGTATAATGAGCTGCAGTATCAGATTTATATCGGGCGCCGGCCGATCATCGTTTCGGTGCTTGATGTGCGGTCCGGCTTGCGATGGAAGCCGGCGCTGTCATCCTGAACCTCCCTCGAGCCCTATGACGCTGGGGCTCGGGCCCTGGGCCTCGCTGTTTGGAGCGGGGCTGACTTGCTGCTATGTTGCTGTTCCGTCCTAGTGCAGCAGCATAGCAGCATTTTTGAAGCGGGGAAAATGGTATGGGGCGAATCTTTGTGCTGAGAAGCGATGTTGGTGTGTTGAGACGTTGATTATAAATGCTGATTGTCGACATGAAATGGCAAAGCATGGTCCGTTTGATCTGGTCATTGCTGATCCGCCATATGGTGACACATCGTTGGGCTGGGATAAGCGTGTTGAAGATTGGGAGCATGTTGCTTTTGATTGTTTGAAGCCGAATGGTTCGATGTGGGTTTTTGGATCGTTGCGATTTTTTATGGCAATGGCTGGTAAGTTTGAGAGAGCTGGGTTTCGTTATGCTCAAGAGCTGGTCTGGGAAAAGCATAACGGTTCAGGATTTCATGCTGATCGATTTAAGCGCGTTCATGAGCTTGTGGTGCAGTTTTATCGCGGGGATTGGATGTCTGTTTATAATGATGTTCAGACAACTCCGGATGCTGTGGCCCGCATTGTTCGACGTAAAAAGGGGCGACCTGCTCATATGGGCAATATTGATGCGTTGCCGTATGAATCAGAGGATGGTGGACCTCGGATTATGCGTTCGGTGATTTATATGCGTTCAATGCATGGTCGTGCGATTCATCCGACGGAAAAACCGTCTGCGTTGATGGAAATTCTTATCAAGACGAGCTGTCGTCCTGATGGAGTTGTTGGTGATTTTTTTGCCGGATCCGGCTCGGCAGGAGAAGCCTGTCAGATGACTGGCAGGCGATATATTGGGTGTGAACTTGACGTAGAAATGGCGCGAAATGCATCTGATCGCCTGTCATGCGCATTGAATTTTGGTGGTTTTTGAGTTCCTCCCTGGGTTCCTGCTCAAGCAATACCGGCAGGGGCCTTGCCTCGTTGCTACACTGTCCGGTTCGTGGTGTTCCGGGCAGTGTAGCAATTTTTCGGAACAGGGGAAGAGGGGTTATGACTTTCAATCGTGTGACAGGTGAGCGCATAGACGGTCTCGCCCAGCACTTTGGCCGTGATCCTGGTCCGTGGCGCGTTGTGCCGACCGAGAAGTGGTTTCATATTGGCGATCTATGGCAGCGCGCCTGTCAGGAAGCCGGGGAGAACTTTGCCAAGGCCGGGGCGAAATATAATCAGCTGAAATTCTTTCACGATAATGTGCTGGTCCAGGAATATCCGCAGGTCAACGCGGTTGTTTTTTTATTTTGGATGCCGATCAATTTCAAGGATCATTATCATGTGAAGATCTTTGAGATCGAGCGGGTTATCATTGCCGAGCTGAAGGCCAACGGGCAATGGGATGAGACTGCTGAGCAGACGGTGCATTGATGGACCAGATCTGCCGAGCCTGTTCCCATTTCAGATCTGAGAAGGAATACAGCTCATATGGCGATAAGGTTGTGCACATCGAGCCCGGAAACTGGTGTGCAGGCTCGTACAGTCCTGTTTCCGACCGGCGCGAGCTGATACCATGTGAAGTCAACCGCGCTGCCTATGGCAATTGCCGGGCGAGCGGCGATCTGTATGAGCCAAAAGTACTGACTGAAACAGTAGAGATAAGCGAGCCATCATGTTCGAATGCAACACATTATGGAAGCGAGTCAGCAAGTCGAAATGTACCACATGGAACGAGCGAGTCATGCACCTTGAAAGCACCAACTGCTGAGAGCGATCCACACCGCAAGACAGAACCATTGGCCGAAAGTGAATCAAATAAATGGATAGCACCAAAGTCCATGAATGAGCCAATTATGCAGACAGAAACAGGCGGTGTAAGTGAGTCAATAAAACTGAATGCACCAAAGGGTTTGAACGAGCCATCCAATTTGAGAGCACCTGGAGCCGGAAGCGAATCTCACGATCGAAGAGAACCAAATCTGCTGAATGAGTCATACCATGTGAAAGAACCAGACTTGTTGAACGATCCATTGCCAGCGAGTGCACCAGATAATCAGAGAGACCTGTTCGGGTGATGGAACAGCAGCAGGACCAAAATGAAGTGAGATCTTCAGTCTCATCCAAAGCAGCCAATGACAATGATGTGCTGATGATGCAGCGCCGGTCGATTAGCGATCTGCATTGGAGCTCAGTTTGTCTGAGCAATTTCCGGATTGTGCCGGCTAGTGTTTATCTGGGGTGGGGTTATGGCGACTAAGACAGCGAGCCGGAAAGGGGCTGCAAAGAAGAAGCGCGTGCCACCTCGGTCTGCGCGGCCTGGCCCGACAGATACGCCGTTCAAGCCGGGTAATCAGCTGTGGATGCTGCGCAAGACGACGCCAGGACCGCCAAGGAAATATGAGACGCCTGAAGAGCTCTGGCAGAAATGTCAGGAGTATTTCCAGTGGGTTCATGACAATCCTCTGATGTCTGCCGAGCCGGTCAAGTTTCAGGGTAAGTCTGAGCTGACCGGTGTTCCAAAAATGCGGATCATCACGATCGAGGCGCTGTGTTTCTTCCTGGAAATCAGTATTGAAACATGGCGTAACTGGCGCACATCTCGTCCAGATTTGTCTGGAGTCATAGAGGCTGCAGAGTTTTACATGAAGGCACAGAAGCTCGAGGGCGCGGCTGCTGACATGCTGAACGCCAACATTGTCGCGCGGCTGCTCGGGCTGACAGACAAGGGCGAAATGGCTCTGACCGGTGCCGAGGGCGGGCCGATCGAGATCAACGACAAGACGAAGCGCGATCCGATGGAGCTGGCGCGTGAATTTGCATTTGCGATTGCCAAGCTGCAACATGAGAAGGATTCGGGTGAGTCGAGCGCATGAGTGGGGATAAGTGGCTTGCTGAAATGTATGTCAAGCTTGCGGCTCACAAGCGGGGCGCTCGTACCCATCGTGAGCTTGATCTGGTGCAGGATATGGAAACCCTGCTGGATCGGGTGAAGGCATTGCAGGGTGAGACTCGTGAGACTGTCTCAGGTGAGACTCGTGAGTCTCATTATCCGGAGTCTCACCGGAAGCCCTGGGAAATCGAGGGGATTTCGCGGGCTGCGTATTACCGGCGCAAGCGGGCTGAAGCTGACAGGGCGGGGCAGTGAGACCATTGGCGATCGATTTGTTTTGCGGCCTAGGTGGCTGGACTGATGGCTTGCTCGCCGAGTGCTGGGACGTGATCGGATTCGACATCGAGCGGCACGAATATGGCGATCAGCGATATCCGGGACAGCTCGTCGTGCAGGACGTTCTAACGCTGCATGGCTCGCAGTTCAAGGATGCAGATCTGATCGTCGCGTCGCCGCCTTGCCAGGAATATTCCTACATGGCAATGCCGTGGAAGCTCGCCAAGGCCAAGGCGGCAGCAATCCGTGCCGATACGACAGGCGTGAAACTTGAGCAGTTGAACAGGCTGTTCAACGCCTGCTTTCGCATCCAGAACGAGGCGAGCATCGCCGCCGGCCGTCATGTCCCGCTGATCGTGGAGAATGTGCGCGGCGCTATCCCGTGGGTCGGTCGCAGCCGGTGGAATTTCGGCTCGTTCCATCTGTGGGGCGATGTGCCGGCGTTGATGCCTGTTGCGGTCAAGGCGCACAAGGTTCCATCCTTTCGTTTCGATGGCAGTGGCAAGAGTTTCCAGACGGCCGCAGTGGATGGCCTGAAACAGCCCGGCATATCCGGCCCACGCAATAACGGGTGCGGGGATGCGTGGTTTCAGGATGGCGCAGCGCGACACGGCTCCAAGTCACCGGCCCGCAAAGCCGCCAGCGCCATGATCGCCAAGATCCCGATGCCGCTGGCTCGCCATATAGGTGCAACTTTTCATCCGGGGGAAACATAAATGGATGTCCAGACGGCGATCGGCATGGCCTGGAACTGTTCAAAGGCTGGCCGGCAGGAAGATGCGCTGGGATTTTATCGTCAGATCGATGCATGGCTGCCGACGGGCCGGCTCAATCCGGAGTTGTCGCTGTTGCGGCACAATGTCGGATCGGCCCCGGGCCGGGTGGTGCCGATCCCGCCGAACGAAAATGATGTTCTCTCGGTGCGGCTGGAAAGCGGCGTGCCTGAGCATGATGATGCTTATGGTCTCGAGCTGCCAGCGATCGATCATGATCTGATCATTGACGGCATTCAGGATGTGATCGAGCATTTCGATCCCGACTATCACCGGCAGAATATTGCTGAGGATCTGCCGCACGTGTTCGTCATGTCGACGGGCCGATGCGGTACGGTCTCGCTGTTCCGGCTGTTCGAGCGCACGCAGTATCTGCCGTTTCACACATACTGGTTTCATGTCGCCTATCAGGCGCGGCTGGAAATGATGTGCGCCATGCTGTACGGGCGCCGGCCGGGTGACGGGCTGATACGGGAGTGGTGCGAGACGCGCGCGGCCGAGTGGATTGGCTGTGTGAATGAGGGCCGGCCGATGATGGCGCTCAATCATCTGGACACGATCTGGGCGCCGGTGTTCGCCGCGCTGCATCCGCAGTCGAAGTTCATCTGGCTGCGCCGCGAGCCTGAGCAGGTCTTCCGTTCGATGTTCAGCAAGAAGCAGTGGGGCACGCCGGAGTGGGGTGGTGAGGTTCAGCTGCAGCCGATCCTGTGCCGGCCGGATCCGTTTACGTGGCGCCGGCCGGGCTATGATCAGCCGGACTGCATCGCCTGGTTCATCAGGTTCACGGAAGTGTTTGCGCAAGCGATGCGCGAGGTCGTGGGGTTCAACCGGTTCGCGGTCGTTTCGGCTGATGATCTGTTCAGTCTGTCTGATGGCGAGCATGATCCCCAAGGCGTAGGCGCATGCGCTGTGAGTAATCTGCTGAAATTTACAGGCGCTGATATTTCCGAGGAACGTGCTGTCCGGCACTTTGAAATGCCGATCAATCACAAGGCGCATAAGGTCGTGGTGGACGGCGACCAGCTGGAACTGGCTGTTGCCGAGTTCAGCCGGGCGTATGAGCGGATAGCAGTTCGGGGAGTTTTATGAGCGGGGATAATCCATTGGCTGAGCAGGGCAAGCCAAGCGTTTTCAGTGTGAGCAGGTATCTGCAGGGCCGGAGCACGCTCGGGTCTGTGCTGATCACCGGCGCAACGGGCAGTTTCGGTGTGGCGTTCATCAGGCGGCTGCTGAAGAACAATCTGTCGCCGCGGATCTGCGTCTATTCGCGTGGTGAGCTGATGCAATCGCAGATGCGCGATGTGTTCAGGGATGATGAGCGGCTGCGTTTCTTCATCGGTGACGTGCGGGACGTCGGCCGGCTCGAGCGCGCGATGAGCGGCGTGAACCTGGTCATTCATGCCGCGGCGCTGAAGCGGATCGAGGTCGGCCGCGACAATCCGATCGAGATGGTGCGCACCAATGTCGACGGCACGGTGAACGTGGTCGAGGCTGCGCAGCGCGCCGGCGTGGAGAAGATTGTCGGGCTGTCGAGCGACAAGGCATTCGAGCCGGTCTCGCCCTATGGCCAGTCGAAGGCGCTGATGGAAGCGATCCTGTTCAGTTCGAACGATCCGGCCGGGCTGCATGGTCCGCGCATATCGGTCACGCGATATGGCAACGTCTGGAATTCCCGCGGATCGGTGGTGCCGGTCTGGCGTGATCAGATACGCAGGCACGGCAAGGTGCGCGTCACGGATCCGGAGTGCACGCGGTTCTTCATGACGATGAGCCAGGCGATCGATCTGGTGCTCGAGACGGCGTACAACATGACGGGTGGTGAGATTGCCATTCCGGAGCTGCCGGCATACCGGCTCGGCGATCTGGCCGAGGCGATGGATGCTGTGATGGATGTTGTCGGCCTGGGCGATCATGAGAAGCTTCATGAGTCCATGTGCGCCGGCCGCTGCAGTGCGGACACGACGCGGATGTCTGTGGATGAGCTGAGATTCCACTTGCATTCGATCGGTTACGGCTCGCTTGATGTCGTTCGGAATTCGATTTCCGAAGTTGTCAAGGCTGCGAGCTGATGTTGCTCGCGTGGCTGATCTGGGCTGGCCTGCTGGTGGTTGTCGCCCTGGTGCTGTATCTGCTGGTGACACGGGGATGAATGATGAGGGCAATGCGCTGGAGCGATAATGATCGTTACTTCGGGCCGTTCACCTATTCGCGCGGCGGCTATTGCCCGTTTGCGCTGGTGATTGGCTCTGGCGACGGTGATGAAAATCTGGGCTGTCGTCTGCGCATGAGTGGGTTCGGGCATACGCTGATCATTGCGTTGCCGCAGATCATCAGGCCGTGGCGGCGCAAGGTCTACGCAAAATCATGGAATGCCGAGACAGTCGAGCGGCTCGGGCGTGACTGGTACTGGGATTGTCATGAGCGCGAGTACGGTTTTTCCCTATCCACAAGCGGCAGGGTTGGCGATCGGTCATATGATTTCCTGCAGGTTTTCTTCGGCAGGCAGACGCATGACAGCAGCACTGATCAGAACTGGTGCTGGTTCCTGCCGTGGAAGGAATGGCGGCATGTCAGGCACAGCTTTTACGGCCATCTTGGCGAACACGTTGCGACCCTGCCAGATACGGGCAAGAGCTACCGCAGTGATCCTGGTCGATTTGATCGCGAGCGCGTCGTTGCCGACGCTACGCCGACACGAACATTCGCCTTTGCTGACTACGACGGCGAAGAACTGACAGCAACCACGAGGATCGAAGAACGGGAGTGGCGGCGCGGCAGGGGCTGGTTCAAGTGGCTCTCGTGGTTATACCGCCCGATGATCCAGCGCAGCCTGGGTATCGAGTTTTCCGGCGAGACCGGTGATGAGAAGGGCTCATGGAAGGGTGGAACGATCGGCCATAGCATTGAGATGCTTCCCGGCGAATTGCATGAGGCTGCGTTTCGCCGTTACTGCAATGAGCACGACATGACGTTTATCGGGATGATCGTGGAGTAAATTTTGATGAGTAAGTCGTTCGATGTGGTCAGAGCGTTTGAATCGGAATTATGCTCCTATACCGGAAGTCGGTTTGCAGTCACGACGAATAGCTGCACCATGGCGATCTTGCTGGCGTGTGCGTGGCGGTTGCATTATGTCAGGGGCGAGTATTTGATTGCTCAGGTGCCGTGCAGGACATATGTCGGCGTGCCGATGTCCGTTATTCATGCTGGTAGTCGTGTGCGATTTGTGGATGATGTTTGGTCGGGCGAGTATAAGCTTAACCCATTGCCCGTCTGGGATAGCGCGCGCCGGTTCCGCGCCGATATGTTCCGGCCCGGCCAGATGCAGTGCCTGTCGTTTCATGTGAGCAAGATCCTTGGCGCCAGCCAAGGCGGCGCGATCCTGCACGATGACGAGCAGGCTGACGCGTGGCTGCGCCGCGCGCGGTTTGACGGCCGCGGCGAAGGCGTGCCGGCCGCGGAGGATGTCTTTCAGTTTCCGGCCTGGCATTGCTACATGTCGCCGGACACGGCCGCACAGCTGCTGT